TTCTAATCCAGCATATGTATTTGATTTTATCACAGACATTAACATCTAGTCCAGACATTACCATATCATTAATGTCCTTATCGTCAACTGATTTCAGGCCAAATCACCACGGGATCCACCGTCTGTCGATTGTGCGCCCGATACTGGTTGACGATTTCACTGTTCCTTGGTTCGTTATCGTAGACCCAAATAGGATTGCTAATCCCCCAGCGGCTAATATCAAGATCAGCTCCGCACATAGCAATCGAGTTGCGAATGAACGTGCTGTCGAATGGTCCTTCTGTGATGTAAACAGGATTCTGATTTGGCAATTTCATCGAGTCCATAGATTTTTGGTGCATTATCTTCAAACATAATAGTAATGTATTTAACAGTGTTATGCACTGCATATTCCTGAAAAACTCCGACCCTGAACACCGACTAGAGTATTGTTATATATGAGAGGAATAATGATCCTCGGTTCATCATACTTTGTACTCTCAAAGGTGGGTTTAATAGAATTAATCCATGCTTTGAATGTTTCAGTATAATAGAATTTATCTGGATCGAGTTTTCTAGCCATGAGATATCCTAGTGGTTTAGGACATTCGGACTTACCTTGGGAAGATCTGATAGAGTGGTTTCTTCTGAAATACTGGTTTCTCAGGAAATTCAAACTCAGGTTCTTTGGTAACAAAACTATTTGCCCGCATGACCCTCCTTAAACTTCTCAAGGACGTATTGCTTATGCAATTGGGGATCTACTTTCTTTATTAAGTTTCCAAGAGAAAGACTAGCACCACAATTATGGCACTTAAAGTTGGTGTTATTTTTTGCCTGATAAAGATATCCCCTGGCTTTATTCTTGTTCTTTTGTGAATCTCCACAAATAGGACATCGAAAGTTATAAAGGTCCGCTTTTACTTTTTTGAATTTTTGAACACGAGAAGATAACTGTCCAATAAAATTGGAATCAACCAAATCCATTATGAAAACATCACTGCTATCTTACTATTGTACTTGCTGTAGTCGATGGCGTCAACACTTTTACCATAGGAGGAACTATTTGTATTACTGCAACCAGAGTAGTCAGAACAGCAGTAGTACCAATAACAAATTTCTGGTTTGAATCTACTTTCTTTTGAATTTTATCAATCCTTTCATGGAGAAGTGTTTGATTCTTTTCTCCCCTAGTTTCCATTTCCCCAATCATTTTGATGATGAGTTGATTAGATTTATCACCCTCATCCAATCTATTTTCATGTCTTTCTAAAATAATAGAAACTCTATTACTATTCTCAGAAATAGTAGAAACAGCACGTTCTAACTTATCTAACATCTCTTTAGATAAATCTTCGTAGATATCTAATTTAGATTGCAATACTTCTAATTTTCCTAGTCCAAAAAGCCATTACTTAATTTTCCAAAGTTTTCTTATGCCTTTCTGATAGATATATTTCTTCTTCTTTCTTACTGGTGGATCATCTCCTGCTTCTACAGATCCTGCGATCTGCCCATTACCCATAGCCATAGTTGGACCCTCTTCCCGAATCCGTCGAATCATTTCTACTATGTAATCAATCTTTTCCATCTGGATTGTAGTATGTTTTTTGCAATTGACCTAAACAATGTATATCAATATGTATATCATGAATATAACATTTAGGTGTATCTGGAAGTCTATTTAAGAACATAACAAATGTTTTCATTACTGACCATAGTTCTTCCTCTATTTTATAAAACAACATCGGTGTTGCTGCGTCCCCAAATATATTATATAAAACAATAAAGTGATTGATCAGGAGAGATGTTTTTAACTCTCCTGAACTTTTATATCGCTTCAGTAGACGTTTGATATATTTGAAATGATTCAAATCTTTATCAAAATCGTCTTTAGTCACTGCCTGGGGATTTTCATAATTTTTTATAGCGAATAGCAAAAAATTATCTTCATTCAGTTCATCGAATAACATTAGTCAATTATCATGCGGGTGGGAACAGGGGTGCGTTACCTGTAGAAATACCAGACATTGCAACTAAAACTTCTTGCTTAACTCTCAGATTTCCATCGAGATCATTGTAGGTTGTAACGCCAACCCATCCAGCATGTGTTGCATGATATGCAGTGGCTCTACCAGCAGTAACTCCTGCTCCAGAAACGCCATATGCAAAGGTATCATCTACGCCGTAAGATCCTTCGCTGTATGCAGAATCTCCTACTGTGTATACAGGACACTCACTTACAGTGAAGTCTGTAGAAGCAATAGAGCTGCTCCACTAAGTCCTGCAGTAGATCCAATAGTAAGAGATGTTCCGCTTGCGATAGATTTGATTATAGCATCGCCGTGATAGATTCCATCTCTCGCGCCGAAACGAATTACTTGTCCGACCGCTAAGTCGGTTACGAATGTGGTTCCTGAACCAGTTACAACACCAGTAGCATAGTTAAGACCAACTGTTCCGGTCGAGGTCACATTGTCGTTATTTCCCCAAAGTGCCATGTGATTTGCCGTGATAAACTTTTTAAGATAGAAATATTTATAAAAAAAATAGACCCCAGATATAGGGTCTTATTTTATCATTCTGCTGCTGCTACTTCTTTAGGAAAGAGAAGTGCTTCGACAACATCAACAGCACCATCATCCAACTTATTATCGGTGGTAGAAGCTAAACTACGGAGAACTTGTACGAGATAACGTCTTACTTCTTCTCTATTAATGAGATGATTAAGAGTTTTTTTCGCAACGGGAAGTAATAGAAGCCCACATTTTTCTTACCAGTATCTACATTCTATATAGGAAAATCAGTCTTTATTTGATTCCCACTTACCAGTTTGCTTATTAAATTTTTTCACTTCACCCTTGCGTAAACGATTTTTTGCAGAGTCAACGTCACTGGTAAATTTTTTCCAGTTTTTACCATACTTCATCCGAGCATCTTGCTCTTTATTTTTCTTATCATTATCAGAAATACTTTTCATCGTTCTACGATCAGAAAGAATACTTGATCGTAATGCTTCTGAAACTGCTCCTCCTCCGCCACCATTACCATTGGCGCTTCCATTACCATTCCCGTTGGTGCTTCCATTACCATTGCCGTTCCCATTAGAACTTCCATTTCCATTTCCGTTCTTTTTAGTTTCACTTTCCCCATCATCCTTTTCAATATATCCACCCCTGGCGACATGCCATCCCATGGGAATTTTTTTACACTTTTTATCAGTGTAACAATAGTATTGACCCTGTTTACATTTTTTCATTAGTCAGCTTTAGTAGCACCACCTGGTCCCTTGCGAGGAGATGCATATGCATCAGCCATCTTCTGTGAGTCAGTTCTATTATCTTTCTTCTGATTAGATGCCTTCATAGCATTAATCTTTCTATGGTCAGGATTAGGGTTGCGATTCTTGGCTGCCTCACGAGAGATTTTCATCTGATCTTTCACAGACAATTCCTCTTTTCTCATCTTACTTGCTTTCTGACGTTTGTTATAGTCAAAATATGACTCACCCTTACGGAGTTTTTTAGGATCTTCCTTAGGTTTTGCTGCATCAGCACGATCTTCACGAGCACGAGCATTAGGACCAGGACCACCTAACTTACGATCCTGCTCGGGATCTGGATGCCAGTAGTCACCACGCTCATTAATATTTTCTTCGTTCATTCCACCCATAGGAAGTTTACCTTGCTTCTGAAGCATTAACTTCTTCTTTTGAAGCATCATCGTCTTATTCATCATTTGCCTTTTATGAGAAAGCATCTGCTTTTCTTTAGCATCAGGACCGTCTTTTTTCTTCTCTACAGGTTCTACTTCTTCTCCCATACGACGTGCTACGTTTCTAGTACCTCTAGATACTGCTCTTGCAGTTTTACCTACGGCTTTCTTGAGTCCACTCTTAAGTTTTGATCCAATTCTACTGAGAAGTCCTGGTTTTTTCTTAGCAACTGGTCTAGTCATACCACTAGAAGAACCACTAGAAGAACTAGAGGAAGAACTATTGCTATCAGAGGAGTCAGAAGATGCGGATTGAGTTGATTGATATCCTTTCTTAGCAGCACTACCCATATCTTTTGCAAGATTCTTAGCCTTACCTGCTGCTTTACCAGCAATTTCAGCACTCTTAACTGCTGCCTTGCGAACAATAGGTGCTGCTTTTTGAGCACCTGCTTTTACAGCAGATCCAACTTTCTTAACAGCAGCTTTTACTTTAGCAAGTTTCTCAGATCTTGATGAGGATCCACTTGATGTAGAGGAACTTGAAAGACGCTTTCTTGCTTCAGCACCAGCATCTCTACCAGCAGTTTGTCCCTGACCAGAAGAAGCAGATGCTTTATTCTTTAATCTTAGTGCATTTACTTTAGCAGGACTTGTTACCTCATTAAGTAACATTAATGAAGCATCAATAGACTCACAAAGAATAGTTTCAAATACATCAAGATCTTGACCTTCTTCTTGGGCCTCAGCAAATACTTCCTCAACGATTTCTTCAATCATTGAATCTGAAAGGAAGTATAACTCTTCGTCACTAATTTCTTCTAAGACATCAGTAAATTCAGTTGCTTCCAGTAGTATTCCACCAATATTTTCTACAGACTCTTTAAGTTCTGGATTAACAACGATCTTATTCTTTACGTTCTTTTCCTTTACAGAAGTTTCTTCATCTTTAACGACTTCAATCAGATCATTTCTCCAGTTAGAGAAACCTTCTTTTACGCCACTATAAACTCTTTTCTTTCCATCAGCACTAGGAACAAATTCTCCGATTGGACCTTTCTTCTTATCATTATTATCTACGTCACCGTCAGCATCAGTATCAATTCTCTTGACTGCTTTTTTTACAAGTTTTTTTAGATCGCCAGAAGGAACTTCTACTTTCTCATTTACTTTTTTATTCTCATTGCATATTCTTTCGATGAGAATCAGTTCCTACAAGTCTTTGATCTGAAGGAACACCAGATGGTCCTGAATAGTTTGTTACTGCTTCCATTACATCACGTATCCAGGACTTAAACATATAGTTTTCTCTAGTCACACAGATAAGATGGTTTGTTCCACGACGAACAATCTTACCAATCAAACCAGTGTTTAAGTTCTCAACAATATCACCAAGATTAAAGATATTGCCAGAAATATAATTATCTCTTAAACCTTTGGGATCATACTTAGGTGCAATCTCCCACATCTCTTTAACTTCTTTCTTTTTCTTAACTCCCATTCCAGAACGGACTGCATCAAATAATGCTGTAGTATCACCATCATCAAGTTCCTTTGGTGTTCCTTTTCGGAATGCAGCAAAGTCATCATCAACAACTGCTTTTCTCATCTTAGATGCAGACATTCCTTCTACACCTGAAGAATCTGCATCACGAACTCCCGCAGAGATTACATTAATCATTCAAAATTATACAATTCTCCATTATACTTTTGTGCCAGATTGTCAAATTCAGATTGACGATCAGATCCCTACAACAATATTAACATTCTTATATCCACTGCTTCAGCTGCTGCAGTAAGAACATTAAAAATGGATTTCATTTCAGATCATTTATAATATCATCCGCATAATCAGGGAACATCTTTTTCATAAAAGAAATCTTCATATCAGGATCCAATGGATTCTTCTTAGGATCTTGAGTTCTGGATGGATAAATTTTTAAATCACCACCTGCTGCTGCTTTCTTAGCTGCACTTAAAAGTTTTCCATGACCAACAGTTGGTGGATTAAATCTACCAAATACAACAGTCTGCTTTCTTCATTACTTCGCGGATAGCCTTATCATCTATAGGTTTAAGACCATTTTCAGTTAACAAATGATCTGCTGCTTTATCTTTATCATTTGCAAAAGTAAGTTCACCAGTCATACACTCTTTAGTGAGTTCAAATTTAAATGCGTCATATGCTTTTGATCCATCAGGTGATTTTCTAGATCCTAAAATATCTTGAAGTTGCTCATTAATACCACCTGCTTTATTAACATCTTTCATTAATTTTTCTGCTTGGGGAGCAGTCATTGTTCCAGTATTATTTTCAAACTTATTTGCAATTTGTTCAATAATTAATTGCAAAGTACCCAATTCAACTGCAGACATATTACTTTTTCCCATTTGGGAAGCAACTTTTTTTAGTACTTTTGTAAGAACTTGAACAGAAGTATCAATACCCGAACTTGTTAGTTGAAAAGAGTTTCCCCATTTCATAGAACATTTATATTTTTTCCCTCCCTTAACAAATAAGATATCCGTTTTTGGTTCGGTTCCACCAGACATTTTTTTAAAAGATTTAAAATATGACTGCTTGTCCCTTACTGGTGCCATATCGAGAACCAAGTCAGTTGCTTTATCTTGTATACTCTTTTCAATGCTTGGCCACTTTTTTGCTGCCTCATCAAAAGATTCTTGGTTCTCTCTACTCCTGGGTTCATTAACTCTAGAGGTAGCGGCATACATTACAGCATGTTCAAAGTCTAATCCCTTGTTTTTACCCGCCATAGTTTTTACTTATTAGCAGTATGCTTAGGATTCTTCTTAGGATCTTTCTTATCTAAGACGGCACCGTAATCATATGATCCAGTCTTCTTAACAGATTTATTCTGATGACCCCGCATACCAGAAGCTTTATCAGTTCTTTTCTGACTACCTAAGTCAGCATTAGTACTTTGTTGAGCATTAGCAAGATCATATGCTGCTCTTTCACTTCTACCAGTGCCTCTTGCACCACCTCTCTTATACTCTGCAGAACTTCTTCTCTTACGTCCCATTTCAACTGCTTTTGCTCTTGCCTTTGCTGCAAGATCACCTTCTGCAATTTCTTGAACTTCATCAGGAGTTAGTTGAGACATAACTTCTAATGCATTCTCAATCTCTTCATCAAGAATTTCAAACACTAAATCAAAAGTATCAACTTCTTCTTTCTTCATCTTAGTTTTGAAGTCCATGGCCATACGGCGTTTGAACTGCTTATCAGCTTCCTTGGTATCACCCTTGGATTGTGCCATCATGTCCTTATCATAGGCACCTTTCTTTGCCTTATCAACACGCATTTTGCGTTCAGGAGTCATTGGTTCATATCCTTCAGACTCAACATCTTCTTTCTTGTACTGAGGATGGTCATCCATCTTCATACCACGTTTTTTTTCTAACTTTGCTTTACGCTCCTTAGTTCCTTTCTCTGGATCTAAATCACGAATACCTTCTTCTACTTCCTGAGGAGCGTAAACAGAAGCATATGCTTCCCACAGAGATTTAACTTCTTTGGAATTCATCTTACACTACAATTAGTTATAAAGATATTTATAAAACTCCCCTTCCTGGGATCGAACCAGGGACCAAACGATTAACAGTCGTTCGCTCTACCGCTGAGCTAAAGAGGATTACATATTCAATTATACTCTTTCTTTGCTTTGAAGTAAAGTTTATAATATTTTTTTTTCATATCGTTAAGAGCATTCATATCATCTTCAAACCCCATATATTTTAGCATTTGAGAAGATCCTTCTAACTCACTAATTAACCTAAGAATACTTACAGGGTCTCTCTCTAATCCTGCAAACTCATACTTTTTTAAATCAAAGTTTTCCATCGACAAATGCAGATCCAACTACACGAGTATACTGTTCAAGTGTTCCATCTTGCTCACATTTAAGATGCCAGCGTGACATCTCTAAAACACCATCATGTGTTGCACCAGTAAGAAAATTATCACCATTTTTTTTAACACTGATGAATAATCCATATCTGGTTTTTTTAACATAGAAAGCATCATCGATCCAATCTACTTCTTCATTAGATGCTTCTCTACGAGCAGCTTCGTCAAACATCTCATCTGGATAAGGTTGAGTATTCATAAAATTAAACTGTGGTCTTTTAAGTAATGAAGTGTTTCTTTTAGAGTTCCTATGTGATGAACTCCAATTGCAATCTGGGGATATTCTGCTTCTTTTCCAAACTCTGCTTGAAATTGATTTTCGGTAAATTCTTTATTCAGATTATATTCGTTAAAATCATTGTAGATATTTTTGAGAAGCATACCAGCACTCTCTCACATTCTTGATTACCGTTGCTGTAAATCCACGCTTGAATAGTCATTTGTTTTCTTGGTTATATTCGATTACAATTTTATTGTAAGTAGTAGTTTTACTATTACATGTAAAATGAGATACTTTACCATCTAATATTCTACATATATTATCTAGTTGTATTTGAAATGCAAATTTTCTGGACTCATCATCCATTTGACTTTTATTTGATCCTGGTACGTTAAAATCATCCATAAGTAATTACGATTTTGTTATCTAGATATTCAACTTTAGCATCCAGTAAACCACCTGCTCTTCTAATAAGAGCGAGTCCAGCAATCTTATCTGCTTCAGGACCGGATTTAGGTTGCTCTCTATGCTTCTTCCACATATTAGCAACCATATCTACATGAGGTGGAGTTTGATATGGTGGCGATGGTTGTGATTCCCACTTATCAATTGCCTCTTGTGTAGGAACAACAATCCTAAGAGGAGTGTCGTCTTTTTCCATCTCTTCATTCATATCAATATATGTTTGAGGAGTAATTTTAATTTTTTTCATTATGGTTACGTGACTTAATGAGATCAATCCTTGCTCTCAAGTTTACTTCAGAGTCTCTTTGAAGATGTCCATAAAACATATTCATATGAGTTTTAACCGTCTTCCATCCATGATACTTTTTATGAGATCTTACCTTCATATAGTAATCATGGAGTAGAAGTTTGGCATCATGTACCGTCATCCACTCATGTATAAGAGTTAGGTTGATGGCATCTTGTTCCATTTAACAAATTTCCTCTTCCCTATAAGTTATAATAATTCTTTTAGCTGGTCTACCGTTTGCATCTATCAGATCTTGATAGTTAATTTCTCCATCAAGATCTTCGACAATTTTTTGTAAACTCGATCTAGGAACATTTTTTTCAGTCACGTTGCCTCCAATCATCAGGTCTATCTTGTTTGAACCAATCTGAAATATCTTCTGCACTATCGAATCCCGTCTTATGATTGGATGGGTCGGGATCTCCTAATCCCATCCTATTCATAAAATCATCTATACTACCTTCCTCAATATCCTGAGACGCTTGACGACGTGCTTTTTGCAACCAGTCTCTAGCAAGTGTATGAGACTTTGCTAGTTTCTGCACCCAAACCATATCATCTAACTGAACTTCTTCTTTGTTAGCAATCTTTTTACAGATGAACTCTAGTCTTAGTCTGTATTGAGTAGATAACATATTACTCTCGTAGTTTTGATTCTAGATCGGAAAGTCTGGTAAACTCTTTATGTGCCTTAGATTGACGATCACACACTATATTTAGAATGTCGTTAAGGATGATTTGGTTTTCAACACCATCGTCCATGTACTTATCAAGTGCTTCTCTTAAGTACCTGTATCTATGCCACTCTATAGAATATGGTTTGTAGTCCATGATAATTACTGTTCGGGTTTCACTTCTTCTTCGGATTTTTTATTAAAACCAAAGGGTCCAATTTTATCTTTAACTTTATTTTTCATAGCAACACCAGCAAGAGATTCCATTACTTTTAGAACTTGTTCTGGTTTTGTTCCTTCACCAAGTTCTTTAGCAACATAGAAGTACTTAGGCCAGAACTCTTCTCCTGCTTTTTGATATTCGTCAAGTGTGATTTCAAGTTTCATAATCATACATCTCCTTGTTTACGGTTTTCAGAATAATGGACATCAAACTCTCCACCAGGATATCTTGCTTTGAGTTTATCAACATTCATCTCAATGACTTCATCAAGAGAAACATTGAGACCCATACATGCCTGTGCAACATACCACATGATGTCCCCAAGTTCACGTTTTAAATGAAACATATTCTCTTCATTTACTGGTTTACCTTGGAAGATAATCTTCTTTACAACTTCAGTAAACTCACCTGCCTCAGCAGACATTCCTACAGCAGCAGTTAGAAGTCGATGTGTTTCAAATCCTTCTCCACGAAGTTCTTGAATACGATACTCAAAGGCATCAGCATCTTGACTGGGTTGAGATGTGACGGCATTCACAAACTCAAGATATGCATCAGTGTTTACTTTACTAGTCATGAAAATTAGGGATAAATGGTTCTTGTTTGGACTGAGGTAATTTTTGCTGAACATCTAGGTAATGATCATTGACTTCAATGCAATCTACTTCTTTCCAAGAACCACCTACACCACCATCCATATTAACTACGATGTCTCTGGTAGGAAGTTGCTTAGTAGAATTTACATCAACGATATCACCTGGAAGAGGAATGAAACTATAATAATGCCCATCCCATCTAGCATTTCTCATACCGATGAGATTGACTGCATCTTTTCCAGTACCGCAGTCGGCAATCTTTTCTCCTCTAGGATTAAATACAGAATAGTATCCGTTCATTAGAATTTAAATCCCTCAAATGATTTCTTGGGTTTTTGATCATCATTAGTATACTCCTCTTCTTGCCCAGAGTCAAGGATATCATTCTGAGCAGATTGTTCACAATCATACAAACGCATCTTAGCACGGTCAATACCAACTACAAATCGTTTGTTTACATTCCCATCATTATATCTATTCTTCAATTGCTTCACCATATCTGTCCCAAGGATTCGAGTTCTTCAGTAGAAATAAGGGCAAACATAAGATCAGCAGTAGCAGGGAGACCAAAGGATTCACTAGTATCAGTAAGGTCAACATCAGAGCTACCATAACCAGAACGAGTGGTCTGCGTGGCAGAAACGATAGGGACGTTTGACTCAACAGCCAGTCCTCTAAGCTCTTCAGCAATTGATTTGATATATGAATATGAATTGACATTGCTGTTTCCGCGATACCTGCTGGAAGCACATATATTAAGGTAATCAATGAAAATAATATCAGGTCTAAATGATTTCTTAAGTGCAAGTTCATTAAGAAGTGATTTAAAATGTCCACTATGTGCCGATGCTGTAGGATATTCTTTGATTATAAGAGTGCCTTGAGTTTTTTGTGCAAGGTTTGTTACCTTATTCTCAAACATTACTTTAGGAAGATCGGTGAGTTCTTGAATATTTACATTAAGAAGATTAGCGTCAATTCTTTCTGCAATTTTTTCTTCAGCCATCTCAAGAGTAATGTACAATACATTACGACCTTGAAGTAAAGAAGAAGCAGCCATATGACACATGAATAAAGACTTGCCCACACCAGTACCAGCAAGAGCGATATTAAGAGTCTTATTAGGAAGACCACCTTTCGTAATTTTATTGAAGTAATCAATATCAAATGGGATGCGATCTTCTTTCCTATGATAAGATTCATACCGTTCTAGATAATCTTCTAGGTAATCATGACCAACATGATTATCAAAACTAACAGATAAAGCATCCGATAAGATACTAGGTATTGCATCACGAGTTTTCTTCTCATCATTACCATCTGCAATGTTGATAGAATCCATCAATGCAAGATAAATTGCACGATCCCTACACCAAGTCTCTGTTGTATCAATCAACCAATTAAATTCTACAGAAACATCATCTAAACAAGAAATCAAATGATTCAGTTCTTTATAAGATGATTCATTGATATCAGATCTTTTTCCAATTTCAATAGAGAGATGCTTCTTTCGTCATTGGTTCGTTATACTTTTCTACGAAAGAAGAGATCTCTTCAAATACTGTTTTTTGATTAGTATCCTCAAAGTATTCTCCTTTCAAAAAAGGAAGAACCTTCCTCAAAAATTCTTCATTATATAAAAGGTTTCTAAGAATTAGAAACTCAACTTTCTCCATTAGTGTCTTCCTCTTCTTGATTTTCTGGTATTAACCACCACCCGTCATGCGGATCGTCATTAATATGTTCGTATTCTTCAGGATCCATAACTGAACTGCTCTTTTGCAACTGCATCCAATTGTTCCATTACTTCGGGTGTAAAGTAAACCTCTGGATCTTTAAGGATCGCCTTAGCATATACCTTTTTAGTTTCACCGTCAACCGTCATTTCATAACGACCTGCAACATTTTTCCACAGACCTCCCAGTTCACCCAACTCAAGAAGACCAAAATATCGATCAAGACCACGCTCATCGTAATAAAGACGAACTGTAACATCTTTGTTCTCCTTGCTTAAACGTGACTTGTGAGTCTTAGCCTTGATAAGATTTCCGACGACTGACGTTCCATCCTTTTCTTTTTTCTTTGTGAGATAGATGATTGTAGATGCAGCATACTTGAGTCCACTGCCTCCACCCATTTCTTTTGTAGGTACATAAGATCCGATAACATCGTAAGTGTGGTTAGTAACAATCATGGGAATTTTTGCTTGACCCAGTTTAAGAGTAAGCATACGGAATGCCCCTTTAACGAGTTGAGATTTAGTCATGTCTCGGACTTGTTTATCATCCAAAGCATCACGGATCTCTTTCTCAGTCGAAAGCATCCCTAAAGAGTCTAGCACAAACATCAATGGTTTGCGATCATCCTCGGGTGTTTTGAGATAGATGTCTACCGCTCTTAGAGCCTTGCTACGGAAGTCTTCGATAGTTACGACATTGACCACTACAAGACGATTCATGTCGATACCACGACTCTCTAGTAGTTGCTTGTTAACTGCAGCTTCTGTATCAAAATATAGAGCAATACCCACCAGGATTACTGTCCAAAAAATTCTTAACCACAGCGAGACTGAAGAAAGTTTTTCCAGTGCTAGACTCCCCAGCAATGGCAGTAATCTTATTCCCAGATACACCACCAAATATGCTACCTGAACAAATCCGTTAAAGATGTACGAACCCGTATCAACAAATTCTTCAGAGTCGTCAATATCGGATGCGAGTTTTGTGTATTCATCGCCAATCTCTTTTACAATGTCTTTTAGAAAATCCATAATTTAATAGTGAAGTGTTTTTAGTTCTATCTCAGTCGCATAATTGAAAATTAAAACTTAGGGTACGTCTCTGTTTTCCTTTAACGCGATGGGGATAGCAAAGATGTGGTAAGCTTGTAGGGAAAAGGAAAGTCATCCCTATTTCTTGTTCTGGAAAATAATCATATTTTTGAGTACCACTGTTTTCTCCATAAAGAAAACTAAGTTTACCAAATATAGGAAGATCTTGACCCTCAGGGATTTCACTGTAATCTTGTTCTGGAATATCTAAAATAATAATACCACTAAGATCTCCTCCATGATCATGAACAGGAGTGAAATCATTCTCTTCGTAAATGTTTACCCAAACATCTAAAAACTTACTAGATTCTATATTCCCTTCTGGTCTGATTTCAATATTTTTATCTTTCCACGCATGACACATCTCAAGACCATCCAATTCTTCAATATATTCATCTTTACAGTAATTGAGATAATCAATTAGACCAATATCTTCACAGAAATCACGATCCAAAAATACACACTCTAAATCACGTCCCAACAAATTTCTTCTTACCTCGTTGAAACTACTGTGCTCATTCCTAAGATGAGGATCTGCAAGAATTTTATCGGTATACTCATTAATACCTTCAACAATAAAATCAGGACAATCTGCTTCCAGTATAGTGGGCCCGAAAGGTCTTACAAAATCACCATTAAACTCCATAATAACTCCTACAATAAAACAATAATAGCACTATTCAAAGAAAGAATCAAGACTGATTTTCTTTTCAACACTCCATCCAATAGCATCAAGGATAGACTTAAGAGGTTCTAAAAAACTCTTATCAAACTGCAATTCATAATCAATATACTTAGTCAAGTTTAACTCATGAGGAAACTCTTGTATGAAAGATAAAACATTTTCATGAATCGGATTCGGTTTCTTCATGTATATAAATTTAATCTTCTCACCATTATTGATAAGAGAATACTTATTATTTAATTTATTCTCTTTTACATAATAGTTAAACAGCAGGGCACCCCTAACATGAATAGGAGTTCCCTTTGAATAGATGTGCGAAGATGAAGCATACTTCTTAACATCTGATGCAGTTCTTGGAAATGCAATTTCTTCTGGGGGAAGAGACCTAAAATCTTTTCTGCAGTTTTCAATGAATTCGATAACTTCATCTTCTGTCCCATTGAGAATTATTTTTAAAGCATCCTTGATCATCTTACGACAGGGGGCAGGAGTAGAAGATTTTACAGCTTCCAATCCCATAATCTTTAGTTTGGGTTCTTCATATCTAACACCTTCACTATCCCATACGTTAAGAATGTATCGCTTCTTCGCAGTCCAGATACCACGTTCAGCGATATTCTCACGCTTCATGATCATTTTTTGTTCATATGCCGAAACGTAATTCGCAAGTTTCTTATAACTGGACTCGATGAATGGTTCCAACTTATCTTCACAGATCTTATCAAGTATTCCAACAATCTTTGTTTTATCGCCAGACTTATCAGTAAAAAATTTATCAACAAGAGGTCCGAGACTAAGATAAATTGAATCAGTGTCGGATGCAATAACATAATCGACACCTTCCGTTTGCAATAGTTTATTTAGATATGCGTTCATACGCATTTCAATCCATCTGATTGATACTTGACCAGACAAAGTGATCGCTTCTGCATTTGCTAGTTTGTAATACCTAAAGTATTGATTACCAATAGCACCATAAGCAGAGTTAAGAGAGATCTTCTTCGCCATTTGAATGTTGTTGCACCGTGCAATCTCTTTCTCAAGTGCAACTTAGTAGGTGTCTTTTCATATTGCTTGCTTTGCCTGAAGCATTCTCTTTTTAAAGATAACACGATCTCCATACATCTTCTCCATCAAGTTCTGGTAGAAACCCACGAACATCTTTACGATACATTGCACCATTAGCACAGACCGCATTATCTTTATACAACTCAAAGTTTATCTCTTCATTCAAGGATTTTATCAACTGCTGCTGTTGGATGTTTCTCATCCAGTAAGTTTCTGGAGAGATGTTGTATTGCATGATAAGATGAGGATACAGACTAGTTAAGGTCAAAACTACACAACCCAATCATACTTTCCCGGAATCGGTTCTTTAACATATGCACCTGCATACTTTTCGTTTTTATCAGAACGAATCTTTTGGAGGGAATAACAATATCCCTCTTCTTTCAAATAATTGTAGATTATATTATCCCACATACGAACCTGATAGAACACATCATGCATAATTAACTTTGCATCATATGCCATAGTCAATGCAAGTTCAATCAGTTTCATCTTGTCTTCCAGTCGGTCAACAAGTTCTACGTCAACAATATTGTATTCAATAACTTCTGCCAGTTACCAGTATAGAAATCTTTGAACGTATCAAACTCAGAGTGGTCAAGTTTCTTTTGACCAAGTTCAACCTCAGCTATATGAGTCTAGGCGATATGATTCTTGTGCCTTATAAGTAAACTTCTTATACAAATCCATGTAGTCTAAGTTGAGAAAGACCACCCACTTCAAATGCAATATTCTTTCTCCCCATGATGTAAACTTCTTTCTGACTCACAAGACCCCAAGGAGAAAACTTTTTCATGGCTTTCTCACCAAGAACACGATTGACTCTCCCACAAATATATGGAATATCATATAGTTGAACATTCCAACCAGTGATAATGTCTGGATAATTATTCTCCCACCAATCCAAAAACTTGATGAGCATAGTATACTCATCACCACAATTGATATAACTAACATTCTCCTGTGTATTGTTAAAAGGTTTCACACCCCATACAATAATCTTTTTTGTATTGTAATCTTGAATAGCAATAGTGAGCATTTCTTCTGCTACAGATTCCGTATCTGGAAACCCATATTCAGCAGAAACCTCAATATCAATAGTGAGTAGTTTTAGTTTTGTTATATCAAACTTTATTTCTTTCTCAGTGTACTTCTCGGAAATATACTGACTTACATAACGATCATTTCCATAGATCTTAAATCCTTCCACATCCTCATACTTTTTGTAGAATTCTCTACAATCCCTGACGGTACCAGGTTTAATAGGTTCTACATTTTCACCCTCAAGAGTTTTGTAAGAAGATTGTTTTTTAGAAGGAACATACAAGGTAGGAAAAAAATCATCCTTGTACATAACCCTCTGACCATTTTCATATCCTCTGACTAGGAATTTGTTCCCAATCATCTGGACATTAGTGTAGAATTTCATTAGTTACGTTTAGATGACGAATAGACATTTCAAATTTTTTGTTTCCGATCTCACCGAGATTAACTTTCTTACCAGTGTAAACCTCATAAGCAATTAAAAACAACGTATAAAGATGCCAGTGTGCTGGGGGAATGTACTGGGGAGAAAGACACAAGTGCATATGATCGAAGTCATAGTCTAGTATATCATACTCTTCCTTTGTAGCGGTACGCATGTTTGGTATGAGTCCTGTAAAATACTCCATTTCTTTTTCAGGAACACCATCAATAGAATGCTGACTACTTATCCAAGTATAAGATTTAATCCTATTTTGAAGCTCTAAGATAAGCAATCCAACATCCTTCATCAATATCATTATTCATCTTAACATGACGATATTCATGTTTGTTTCCTTTACTAGAAGGAGATCCATCTGGAGATATCTCTTTCCAAATCATATCTCCATGATAAATTACGTCATGATGATGATCTATATTAATTATTTCTAAGTCAGTTTTGTCTCCAATATGATATAAGATATTATCATGATCATAAGCAAAACTAGTTTCTACTCCATTATGAAGACATTTATTGAATAACTTAAAAATATAAAAAAGATGACCCTTATCAAAATAAAGATCAGACTCCTTTATTTCGGGTTTAAATCTAAAGAAATTATCCCACCTAACACCCGAATTATCATTCCAAAAATCAGCAGCTTCATATTCTCCAATAGTTGGACCCATAATATAGTCCAAGTCTATACTTAGAATTCTCATTTTACCAAAGAGTTATATTTTTTTATTAATTGTTCTGTGGGATCGGTAATTGTTAGAATTTTATCAGAACTAATCATGAAATCAGTTTGATCAGAAAAATCAAGCATCCATGGAGAAAGTGCCATTGTTGATTGATTTATAATATACGGATCGACTAATTTACAATCAGGTTCTCCAATGTCTGCACCAACTTCTTCAATCTTTGAAAGAAGAATGATATTATTAACTAGTAATATAGATTTTATCATTCAGTAACCTCAGGAACATCAGATACTGGTTCATCAACATATTCTCCATCTTCAGATTCTTCATCTGAAGCTTCAAAAATATCTTCATTAGGATCATCTGCAATGAAAGTATGACTCTCATCTAGACTGAGATCTTCTTCACTTGCATTTACGATGTCTCGATCATATAGATCAGAAACTTTACTAATAGGAGTAAGCATAGTTACAACGTAGTCTGCTGGAATAGGAACATTCAAATCCTTTGCAAGAGGAATCCAAGGAGCCATTCGGACGCGAAAGTTATCATCATTTTCGGGATCCATATCAAGATCAACCAAACAAGGTCTAGTTAAAATATATCCAATTACTCTAGAATCTGCTCCTGGACCACTCATCCATTCTTTAATTCCAGCAATAATTTGTTCACCCTCACGGGTCACGATAAGTCTAATGGTCATAATTACTTGATGATAATTTTTAATTGTGGGTTTACAGTGGGGTGATAGTGATGGTGGCGGTTATTATTATGCTTCCAGCAACTTCTTAAGGGTTGAATTGTTCTCCTTGTAAACCATCCCCATTGATCATATTTAGTAGTGTATATAATCTTCTTACAACGTTGCCTATCATTCCTTACCATTACATTTGATTCTGGATAATGATATTTGTAATTGCCTCTTGGGGATCTAGGATGAGCAATAGCAGGAGTTGCAATTAAAATTGCTGCTGCAGCAAAAAGAAGTGATTTCATGAGGGTTCTTCATTTGTAGTTATTTTAGCAATAAAAAAGAGGGGCGTCAACTGGATTTGGCCAGTTCCCCCTCCGTCTGCGACGACGATACGTTGTTATTTAGTAGAGAGGATTACTTTTACAAAGTTTAGATACTCTTACTTAAACACTCTTCTTTATTTCCTTCTTGCTCATAATTGTTTAATCGACTTGCAATAATATCAGCAACTTCAACAAAGTCGTTTTCATCAAACCCTCTAGTAGTAAGAGCAGCAGTACCTAAACGTAATCCACTGGTAACAAAGGGAGACTCAGGATCAAAAGGAACTGTATTTTTATTTGCAGTGATATTAATTTCACTCACAAGTTGATCAGCAAACTTACCTGTGATTCCTAGACTTCTCAAATCAAGTAGAACAATATGATTATCTGTTCCATCAGACACAATATTGATACCATTTTCAATTAATCTACGACCAAGAGATTTTGCATTAGCAACAACTTGAAGACAATATTCTCTGAATTCTGGTTTAAGTGCCTCACCGAATGCAACTGCTTTTGCAGCAATCACATGTTCCAATGGACCACCCTGAGTTCCTGGAAATACTGCCTTGTCTAACCTCTTACCCATCTCCACATCATTAGACATAATCAACCCACCTCTCGGACCTCTCAGAGTCTTATGAGTTGTTGTGGTAACTACATCTGCATATGGAAGTGGTGATGGATGAACACCTGATGCAACCAATCCTGCAATGTGTGCAATGTCTGCTAATAGATATGATCCAACTTCATCAGCAATATTTCTAAACTTACTAAAATCAATTGTTCTAGTGTATGCAGAGAACCCGCAGATGATAAGTTGTGGTTTACATTCCCTTGCAAGTTCTAATATTCTATCGTAGTCCAGTCTACCAGTCTCATCAACTTCATAGTGGCAAACATTGAACCACTTACCAGACATATTAACTTTTGATCCGTGGGATAGATGACCACCATGAGATAGATCAAGAGATAGAACAGTGTCTCCTGGTTTCAGAAGAGCAAGGAATACAGCAGCATTTGCTTGTGCTCCACTATGAGGTTGGACATTTGCCCACTCTGCATTGAATAGTTTTTTTACTCTTTCTCTTGCTAGATCTTCAATCTGGTCAACCCATTCACATCCACCATAGTATCTTTTACCAGGCAATCCTTCTGCATACTTATTAGTAAGAATTGAACCCTGAGCTTCCATCACATCAGGAGACGTAAAGTTCTCACTAGCAATCATCTCTAGATGATTCTGTTGTCTCTCTAGTTCTTTTTGGATAAATCCGTTAACTAATGAATCGTTGACTTCTAAACTCATAATAATCTCCAAAAAAATAGAGGACTTACTGGATTTTACCAGTCGTCCTCTGTGGTGACGATATTCAATTTTTATTTATGGAGTGGTTAGATATAGATTTGTGGGTGGACCATTAGGGTAGTATGCTAGAGATGGGACCACCGATAAAAATAGTCATTGCAATTCCAACGGTGAGAGTGGCGGCTGTAAAGTTCATAAGTCGTCCTCCGTAAGTACATAATTATTTAGATATTAGTGTATCATGGTGATACACTTCTGTATCAACCGCATCAAAAATTAGTTAGGGTATCAAAACCATACTTTTTTTGATGATGATCTGGAACAATCCTACCAAGAACAATAGTTAGTAACCCATCCTCAAATTCAACTGATCTAACTTCCGTATCCTCTGCCAGTGTCCAAGATCTGGTGAAAGATCGTTGAGCCATTCCTCTATGGACATACTCTTTTTCTGACTCGGTGTCCTCTTTTTGTCCTTCGACAAAGAGTTTTCCGTCTTGTGTGTAGACATTTACTTCTTTCTTTTTAAATCCTGCTAAGTGCAAGTTCTAGTTTCGATTCTACGTTACTGACCTCGTTACTAGATTAAATGGTGGATAATTCTTTGTTGTTTCATGAAGGTCGAACAACCTATCGAAATATTCATCCATTCCAATACTATTCCTATTTATGCGTTCCATCAACGCAGGCAGATCTGCAGCAGTATACCGTGCAAGGTTTCCCATGATTCTTAGCTCCTTTAAAAGCGAGTTTGTGTTTTGTGGACCCCGAAGGCATCCGATATATTTATAACATATAAACAAAAAAAGAGGAACGGTATTTACCGAACCTCTTTATAAGGGTTTCCGACTTTCGTAGAGACCGCACGAAAGGTCTCGGGGTTATTTACTGGTTTGTAAAGAGCAAAATCAGGATCGCTATCCAACTGAATGTAAGGGTCAATACGATTTCCCGTTTCGTCCTTCATATCAGAAGAGGTAGAAAGCCATTCCATCCAATCTTCACGGGACTTCTTACGAACAATCTTCGCAGTGTCTCCCTCAGAACGAGCATAGATTGCGTTGATGATCTTGGTGATAGATCCACCAGCGTTTGCTGGATAAATTTTTTCGATATTTAGTTCGTCATACAACCAACGCTCAATATCAGTCTTATTGCGGTCCAGAACATCATGATCAATACCGGTGCAACCAGCAACAATAAAGTCTTCTTGGACAACACGACGTTGAACAGGATGGTAATTGCCAAGAATACCAGTATTAAGTTCTCCACGCTTACCATCAATAAGTGGAGAGCAGAGTGCAACCGGCATGTATCGAGCACCAAGTCGCATTAGAGTCAAAGCACGAGTTCGTGCTTCTTTAAGTTTGTGATCGGAGAATACAATACCAGGGAAATAATCAGTCAACCATCCTTCCACACGGATGGAATTTTCCATATCATCTACAGCAGTCCCCGTATTCTGTTCGTCACGAACTCCGATGTTGGTAAATTCATCATCATCTTCATTTTTGGTGCTGAGATCAAGCCAAATAAACTTAATCAAACTTACACCATACTTTTGATGCATGTATGCTTGAACAGCAGGATCATCAGGATTCCACTTCTGTTCATAAACACTCAAATCAACCTGAGTGTTGAAAACTTGCTTAACGTTGTTAAGCGTCAAAATAGTCATTTGTTTTAGTTTGCCAAGGGCATAATGATGAGAACTTCGTTTGCCAGGGGCACTTGTCTCATCGTTTACTCATCTATTATACAGAGTAGGTGACGGTTTCGTCAAGAGCCAATCTGTCTCCAAGAACCAAAACCATCAGATCGAGGGTTCTCTGGTGTGGACGCTGCTTCCACCCATACCATGGTTTTTTCTTTCCAGGATATGGTGGAGTCTGACCAACCTGGTAGTATTGATCATCGGTGATATCATAAATTTTTTCATTAGTAGTATCAACTAACCACCAATGTGCTTCATCATGATAATCGATTGCAGTTCTCTGCTCAAGGACATTCGTGTCCATCAGATAAAAAAGAGCCTGTGAAGAGTGATAACAATGCCCAAACATTGGATTAGTTGCATTCTCTGCACGATATTTTTTAGTAACCAATTCTGGCGTTAGATTACTAGAAATATATTCCATGACCGATTCGATCTCAGTCATGGAATAAGGATTATATGTTAGTGTTCTAGTTTGAAATATTTCTTTGTCTTTATAACGATGACGTTCAACAGACTTCATTTCAATTAGGTTTCTTTTTACTACCGATGCTGTACTTAGTTTCAAGAATCCATTCACCCTTATCTCGGAATGAAAGAACCTTAATTTGATTGAGAGGTGCAATATCAGAAACATCATCTTCAGAGACGATGGATACTAATCCCCAATCAGAAAGAAGTCTTGCGATGCGATTCCTACGCTGCACATCATTTACAGTAAGGTTAGCATGTTTTCCGTCAAGTGCAAACAATTCCTTAAAGTGTGTAATGTAATACTTACCTTGCTTATGCAAAATATGGCAACTTTGATAAAGTTTTTTCTCCTTTCTAGATGCAACTCCAATACGAGTTAGTGTTTCACGTACCTTTAAAAAGTCATCTGGTTCATTGAGCACTACCTCAACCATCATATCAGGAGACCAATTTACTTGTGGTTCAACAGTTTGATTAGTCATTTTCTACCGCCAGTTTCAAGTCGTTGTTTAATAAATTTAATTTGTTCACTAGATAAAATCTTTAATGCTTGTAATGCTTTTTCAGTACTATAACCATAGTATTTTTTAACACATTCTAAATCATCTATTTTATCCTTACGGAGCCAAGGAGAGAATCTCTTTTTTTTCCTCAAACTATTTAGATAAAATGAATATTGCATATCCTTGTCTAACTGATGATTCTTGTTCATCTCATTAGCAAACATAATACAATCAATGTGTCCAGCAAGACATTTATTTACAATGAACGGCGGATACTTTTTGATACTCTCTGGATCTTCTTTGACCAGATCATTTTTATTGAAGTTGATGGAGTTGAGAGTCTTTGAGTTCCATTATTTAAATACAGCAGTTACACTAACAATTGTTGCTCCAGGATTTCTTGCTAAGGCAACTTCCTTAGCATCTTGATAGTCCCGTGCTATCACAGTTTCTTTAAAGACTTTTCCAGCCTTGAACAAAGTTACTTCACAAGTCATCGGATAATCTGAATGTCGTCATCATCTGTCCATAGTTCAACTTTTGTTCTGAACCTTCCTTCCCTTTTTAGTTTTTCATATCTCTTGGTTGATTTCTTCTTCCACCAAGAAATAATATTCTCAAGGTGAAACTTTTCCCAGTTAGGACCGCGAACTAGAGTTTCTTGTTCACCACAAATAACTTCACGCACATTTTCATATCCATAATTAGAAATATAAAATCTCTTCTTTTGAGTTAGATTAAAAGCAATATTAATCACAGAATTAAACTCATTCAGTTTTTCAGTATCCTCAAGTGAATTGCGAATAATAGAAATCATCTTCGTCTGACGTTTTAGTTTCTTAGAAGAAGCCCTTACTATCAGTCAAGGGAGTATTATTATTGAGGATAGTAAAACGATCGTGAAGACGATGAAATACCTCATCATGAAGAAGAGGTAAGAACTTACTTTCAGTCAAACCCCTGAATCGCATGAACGGTTTGAGTCCATCGTACTGTGAGGCATCTGTAGTAGACCCGTAGAGAGACGTTGTTTCAAAGAGAGCAATGTCCTTCTCAAAGACCTCATTAAGCGTCTCACGGGCGAAGTGAGAGCAGCACAAGAGCGCAAGGAGTTTCCCTCCAAGGTAGTTATATCCAAATGGTTGAGAAGGAACGATCACAAATCCCATCGCAGCATGACGATTAAAGATCCTCAGATCAGGTGCCTTTCCCAACCATATATTTCTTGGTCTAGAATTAATAGTAGGAGAACCAAACCTAATAAATCCAAGAACAGTTTGTGTCCTCTTTTCAAAAACTACCCAACGTAGTTCTCTTCCAGGTATATTACTTTCATTGTTATGAGAAGAAACTGCTCTCAGCAAATTTCCATAATGATCTTGAGGAATAGATTGTTGAAATCTTTCCCCCACAAATTTGATATCAAATTCCATCTCTTCAGGATGAATGTCTTCATTGAAGAAGTCATCATGTAATGAAAAAATAGAACTTGATGAATTGATTACTTCTTTCTTTACGAACCTGAGATAATCTTCAATATTCCCCATATTGGAGAAGTAGTTTATAAACTCATTTGCTGCCCATACAGCATCATCGTTCGTCACATTCATAGTTTGGTTCATTATATTTTAAGTACTCCCAGAAAGTCATTTTCATTTCCTTCTGAGTCATACCACAGTGAGCAGCCGCTTCTGGTAAATTCATTGTAGCATAAAACAATGCTTCATGCGATTCCTTTACGTTTTCGGAAGTAGTTTTTACTACAGGATTAGTTAAATTTTCTTCGGTAGGTTTAGAGAATAAACTCATTATACTGACCTTGCTAAAGCATAAGTAAGTGCATTAATTCCTCTTACCATTTCTCTATATCCAGTTCCAACATAAACTTGTCCAAGAACTACTGCAGCAGTAGCAGTTCCCCAGAAAATATAGTAGAACCTTGATTTGACCTGATGCTTTAGTTTTTTCTTTTCTTTCTTTTCTTTTTTAGACATATCAGATAATGAGTTTCTTTTCTTCTGGAGTGACCAGTTTGCTTCCATAGATTTCATTGTACTTTCCTTTTACTCCAGGATCAACATCTGTAATATACACAATATGCTGACGATTTACATTGAGCTCTGGATTAGATTTATCTGGTACCAAAGCCCAGGGAGCAAATCCTACAGTTTGATTTTGATTTGGGAATACTACCATCATTTGAATTCACACTCCACCATAATTTCAGTCAAACATGCAAGCATATTTATTTCCTGATCCGCAACAAATGCCATTTGATACTGATACTTAGCAAGAGTAAGCACAGCAGCAGGAATACTATTCGGAACCAAGGAATCATAACAAGCATCGTAAATACGACGCAGTAGGACAGAAGTATCATTGTCCAGGTTATTGACAACCCATTTACGTACTTCGGGAAAATCTTTTTCCTTAAGTTTTTAACCAAGTCATTTACTTTTACATCACTAAAAGTTGCAAGAATACCTGAGTCAATAGTACCACTTAAGAATATCTTTGACACTCATTAAGAACACGTCTCCAATCTGGAAAGTGCTTATTAATAAGTTCTACCAGGACCTTGTTATCATATTTAACACCTTCTGTATCCAAGATTTCTTGGATACGTTTGAAGAATGAGGCTGCAAGTCCCTGTCGTTCTTTTCCCTTAATGGAAAATTCAACGACCGTTGTGCGGGAATGAAGTGGTTCGAGAATTTTGTTTTTGAAGTTGCAGGTAAAGATGAATCTGCAGTTGCCACTAAACTCCTCAATAAACGCCCGTAGGAGGAGTTGTACATCATTGGTTGTGTTATCTGCCTCATCAATGATGATGACTTTGTGTTTTGCAGTTGAAGAAAGCGAGACGGTCGAAGCGAAATTCTTCGCAGTATTTCTGACGGTATCAAGGAATCGTCCTTCATCGGATCCGTTGATGACATAAAAATCTACTCCTAGTTCATTGCAGAGTGCTTTTGCTACCGTAGTCTTTCCACACCCAGCAGGACCTGCAAGGAGCATATTTGGTATCTCACCCTTATCTAGGAAGTCTTGAAAAGTCTTCTTAATATTGGTGGTAAAATACATTCATCAATAGTTTTGGGTCGATATTTTTCAACCCAGAGAAATTCATCAACGCATAGTCATTCCAAAGGACGAACAAATTCATTTGACACAATATCAGTTGCCTTCAATTGTTCTTTCATATATTCTACACCATTTTCAGGCATAGCGGTATCCCCACAAGTAAAGACATCACAAACTGCCATACCATTCTCTGGCCAAGTATGGATACTGAGATGACTCTCAGCAAGCATAGCAATTCCAGTCACACCTTGAGGATCAAACTTATGTACTGTCAAATCAAGCAATGTTGACTTACATTCTTTTGATGCTCTAAACAAAACCATTCGTATGAACTCTTTATCATCAAGTAAATCAAAAGGACAACCTTTCAAAGTAAAAAGAATATGTTTCATTATAACGCATCTTACCCTCACGGATAACAACGTATCCGTGGTTTTCAAAATCTAGTTCTGGACTCTGGTGAAGAGAAAGTCCATTCAAGAATTGGTTCAAGTCATAGATACCAAAATCCTGAGGGATGTCTTCTGCAATCTCTGCCTCTGCAAGAATATTCTTCATCACGCTAATAGTGCGAAGTTTGTTTCCTTCTTTGAAAAGAATAGATTGATTGATGCTACCGAAGTTCTTGAGGAGAGAAAGAGTTTTTTCAGAAAGTTTCATAATTACCTTTAGGTTGATCGTGGATTCCAGAGAAGTGATAGAGGAGGACGCAATAGTGAATTGCTTTTAAAATGTCTTGTTTAGACTTACCACCCTTCTTACCAAAACGTGAAAGATATTTGATAGCATTAGAACGACAGAATGGTTCTGCATCTCCAATACTTTCAATCAGATCAAGAGTTTGAGTCTTGGAATCAGGAGATGTGTAATGTGCGTTATAGGTTTGAGATAAGTACGATCAAGATTTAAATCAATTTTATCATCCATATTTAAGTTAATAGTGTCGTCAACTCCGTTACATCGTACAGTTCCAGAAAAGAATGCTTGCTTGGTTCATCATCAAAACGATTTTCACACATACTTGAATTGCCTTTGCCTTATCATTCCTCAGAAGATACTCAGCGTATGCTGCTTGGTCTCATCGAACGAATATGAACCAGCACGAATGATATGCGACGTGGATAATCTCTTCAATACCACCATCATAGAATGTCTTGCGGATGATGTCTGCCCAATCAACAGAGACGCTTACAGAAGTCTGTATCACTACAGAGTGCCATAAGGATCTTCTGCTCTATTACAGAGGCAGGATAGGACTGCTCAAAGGTTACAGGGAATCGTTCAAGGAATGCTTCGTTGAGCACGTTAGTTCCAATAAATCGTCCGTCCTCGGATCCTTTACCTTTAGTATTGGCGGTTGCGAATACGTTGAAACCTTCTGCGGGCGTAATGTATTTGCCAATCTTCTTGAGGAAAACTCCTTTTCCTTCGAGAATAGACTGGAGACAAAGGATTTTGTTTGAGGCAAGGTCGATTTCGTCAAGGAGCAAGATTGCTCCACGTTGGAGTGCTTCAGTGACTGGGCCATTGTGCCAGACGGTTTCACCATTAACAAGACGGAAACCGCCAATAAGATCATCTTCATCTGTTTCGATTGTGATGTTTACACGGATGAGTTCACGTTTTGTTTGAGCACATGCTTGTTCCACAGAGAACGTTTTACCATTACCCGAAAGACCCGTAATGAACGTTGGATAGAACAGACCGGACTTAATAATCTTTTTAATATCAGCGAAGTTACCAAAGCTGACGAAGGTATCATCTTTTGCAGGAATAAGGTTTTGCTCAACAGCAGGCATTGCAGGAGGTGCCTGATAGGTTTGCTCTAGTTTTTCTTGTTACGGTCAAGTTCCACTTTCCACGACTAGTTTTGTAATCAGTCAGTTTGTTGGTGACAGTTTGATAGTTCGCACCATTCATAGCACACCAGGCACGAATATCAGCAGCAGCAACAGACTCACCATACAACCCTGAAGGGAAGTGCGAATGAACTCAGGTGAGAGGGACATTTGGTTTGTTTGAACTGAAGTTATTATATACGAAAAAGAGGGTCGGTAAACCCCCTAGTGGTCAGTTTCCAGACCGTCCATATTTATATCGCATTGCCTGAAGTAAGTACGCTTGAGAAAGAGATTTTGGTCCATTCTCAAGAATATCAATTACCTTAGGATCTTTTTCAGATTCCTTTGCAATTTTTTTCCAATTCAATTCTTTTTCTTCACACAATTTGGATACCTCTTTCCGAACATTGTTTTCATACCTTTTTTAGTATAACCTTTCCAGCACTTTTCAGCAAGAGGTTTTGGTTTGATTAGATCAATAAATTCAAACTCAGTTGCCTTAAACTCGTCTCTCCAATTAGAGAATTCAAATTCTTCTTTCTTGGTTTTATTGCCCCAGTTAGCAGCACCTTTCTTACGACACTTAACTAAAGCACCTGATGCATATGCAGAAGGCCATACAGAATAACGAGACTTGACCTTATGATAGCAGGCATCCTTCTCTCCTGCTTTTTCGATTACGGTTTCTTCCTTATAATCTTTACCAGTCTTAATTTTATCCATTACAGAAGCACGACCATGCTTATCCTGCTTATGACGAATCATACGCTTATGACGATCGAACTTATCATTACCTTGCTTATCTAGCATATCCTTTTCTAGGATAGTTTCTTCTACTTACCATCTCTCTTCTCAACTAGTTCTGCTTTGATGTCGTCGAAAGATATCATTTTAAGGACAACTTTTTTATATATTTATGCAACTAAAGAAATGAACTCACTAAGAACTTTCTTGTTTGTTTTTTTACCACGAAGAGATTTGATAAATGCACTCTTAATTTGAGTTTTTGTAGCATCTTCCTTAACTTCAAAATCAGTATCCGCAGATAGAGCACTGGAAGCAATACCAAAATATGCATCATAACCAGAATCTTTAAGGGAGAACGACTTATTCTTTCTATATGACTCTCTTGCTTTTTTAATCTCAAGTTCATTATTAGAATTGTTATTAATAAAGTAATTAACATCACGACCATCAAGAACACGAATACCAATAAAATTGGTATTAGGAAAACTCTCTTTCAGATGAGTCAACATAGTCTTAGTGAAGGCAGTATACTTTCCACTAAAAGCATATGTACGTCCTAGTTTACGATCTCTAAGCAATCCCTTCCAACGCTGCCATTCATTAGTGAAAGCATAAACATCAAAAGGAATACCAACTTTCTTACAGAACCAGACAAGATTGAACATTGCTTGCAAGTATCCAGAACTTTAAAACACGGCTCATAGAACCAGACCAATCAAGGATAAAGACTAGTCCATGACTTTTACCATCAGCAAGAGTTGTGACTTTCTTTGAAATAGATCTTCGTTGTATTTGTAGGTATGCAGTTTAGTTGTATCTAAGACACCTGTACGTGCTGTGGTAGCACGGGCATAAGAGTCTGCTGCTTTCTTACACTCAAACTCTTTAACAAGATAATTGACTTCTTTCTGTGTCAATACGGACATCTTCTACGATATTTACAACACTAGGTGAAATTTTATAATCAATACTCCAATCTACATCAGGAGTAAATAGGGCATGTCCAACTTCATGACCGACCAAGAGATCGTAGACAACTCCAGATGCCTTATCCCAAACAGGCAGAGTCAAAACTCGCGTATGAACATTGAACTGAGCTGTGTGTTAACCTTACGGTGCTCTACAACCAGATCCTCAGTTGCAAGCAACTTTGCTAGTTGAGACTTGATTTCCTGAGAAACAGACATTGCTTTGATGCGTATGAACGTAGTATACAAAAGAACCCCGCCTTTTGGGCGAGGTCATGTGACTCTTTTTAAACTGTCTTAGTCTTGCTTTCGCTTGACGAAGTGCCTGAGGTTTTAATTTTCTTTTCTGCTTTTTCCCAGAGTTGTGCTGCCAGTTCGGTATCGTCATGGTACTCGTCCAGTGTTTTATTAATCAATCTATCATACCAATCAGAATTATCAAGATGGAAATTTTCCATAGATTTTTTATTTATTTATTATGATGTAAGTAATTCTGGATAAAATTCTTCATAATACCAAAAATTTTCTCCTAGTATTTTATCTTCTGCTGTTGGACATATATTAAATTTCCAAGGATCTCTATTTTCTAATTTTGAATTTATCTTATGTCTACCATAAGGCAAGAACATAGCATCATGAAAAGGTATCTGCTGTATATCTTCAAAATTATTTTTAAAGGGAGATGCACCAATAAAGTCATATATGATTGAAAAAGCTCCCGATAAGGATTTTCTATGAGATCTTCATACCTAACAAAAAGAAAATTTTCATCTAACTTATTACAATCTAATAACTCTTTAATAAGAATTAAGTTTCTTCTAATCATTTGATTAGAAAAAACCGCGTCAACTTTTACCTCTTCAATATTTGTTTCTCTATAATCATAATCTTGTTCTCCAAAAAGATATTCGTCATTATAGACTCAGAGGCGTTTTCTTTTAAACTTATCATGCAAAGATTCTTTATGAGAGATAACAAAAATATTTGCATCTTTAATACAAATCTAATAATCTTTAGAAATTCTTCTGTACCAAATCCATCTAAGAGAACTATCAAATACTTCATCCATAATCAATAGATTAGTATTGACAGAGTTCTTCATTCTTGCTACTTCTCTCCAAGTAAACAAGAGTGCTAAGTCAATTCTCATCTTCTCTCCCTCGCTGAAAGAAGCATAAGAAAAGTCTTCATGAATTGGAGACTGGACGGTTTCGTTAAATTCTTCATCAAGTGTAGAAGTTAATATAGAAGTCCATCAGTTGTAGATACTTATTACTTGCTGATTTATCAGCGGTAGATACTTCTTAATGATTTTAGATTTGACTCCACCGTCTTTAAGTAAACTATACGAAAATCGTAATAGTTAATTGTTTCTTTCGTTGTTGCTAGTTCGTCGTATGTAGTTTTTAGATTATCCTTGAAGGTTGCTAACTTTTCATTCTCAGTATTTCTGTTTGCAAGGTTGTCGGTAACTCTTTGAATTTCCGATTCCAGATCTCTGATTTGTCTTTGACATCCAGCGATCTTAGTATTGTTTTGAGAAATGCCATGTGTGAGTGAAGTAATCTCCTTAGATAGAACTGTGAAATTGACGCTCTCGCTTTTCTTCTTCTTTAATTGCCTCTCTAGTTCTTTATAACCAGATTGCAACTCTTTTGCTTTATTTGAGCGTCGTCAATTTTATTTATTCTGAAGGTCTCTTCAATAGATTGTGTGCATGTAGGGCAAACCGTATTCTCTGTGAAAAATTTATGTTCCTTAGTAATAGTTGATACTTTGTTAGAAATCTTACCTTTTAGATTACCAAGTTTACGAAGTTTGCTGTTGCACCAGAAAATTTTCAAGTTTACCATTGACATCTATAAGAGATTCTTTCTAACTCTTCATTAGATCCCATCCAATTATTCTCTTCATTAAGAAGATTACCTATACGATTTCTTTATCTTTAATATTTTCTTTTCCACGACTCTCAAGTTCTTCAATAAAGTTTTCTTGCATTTTAACTTTATCAGTAAGAGATTCTTTCTTAAGTTCTAAAACTTTAATATCTTCTTTGGCCTCGAATCTTATCTTTAATCACACTATTCATAGAAGAAAAGATACGAATATCAAGAAGATCTTCAATAACTTCTCTACGATTAGTAGAAGTCAATTGCATGAAAGGAACAAAGTGCTACTACCCAAAATTACAATCTGAGTAAAAGACTTATAGTTCATCTTTAATACATTCTGCTCAAACCATTTTTGCTGATCTGCAGCAGCTGCACTTGATCTAAAAGTTATCATCTCTCCAAATCTCAAATATATTTGGTTTGATTCCACGAAAACTTTCCAGTTCACATTACCAATAGAAAATTCAACTTCAACTACACAGTCCTTTTCATTTACAGAATTGATAAGTTGAGGTTTATTAATTTTACGAAAAGGTTTTCCAAACAAGAGAAAAGTAAGAGCATCAAGAATAGTAGATTTACCAGCACCATTTGTACCAATAATAAATTGGTAGGTGTTTTAGTAAATCTACTTCAGTAAATTGATTTCCAGTAGAAAGAAAATTTTTCCAACGAATTTTTCAAATAAAATCATGATTTGTTCTAGGTGGAATTACAATGTCATTTTTAGTAATTATAGTGTAACTATAATCATGAAGTTCACAAGTTTTTATCATTATATCATCTTCAACTTCTATGACATGCATTTTGGACTTCCATCATCTTCTAACATCATAGCATATCTCATAGCATCATCTTCTTCTTCAAACAATATAAAGTATCTGTTCTCCTCATCATCAAGTACAGAATATGCACCTTCAGTTTCTTTTCCGTAGATTGTTAAGATATACATTTAAATCAATTCACATGCTTCTTGATAAGTATCTCTCATAATATTTTGAATTCTTGACTTATCAAGATTAATTTCTGCTTCTTGAATATATCTATTAAGATAGAAAGAGTATCTTCAGATTCAAATACTTCAAACTCAGAAGATACCATGCAGAACAAAGTTTTCTACAATTTTAAGATCAGAAACTCCAACTTCATAAAGTTTATCAATAAATTTTTCAAATTCTTTATGCTAGTTTTTTTACGAACAATAACTTTACAATTTTATTTTCATATTCACTAACATCAAAAGTTTGATGTGGTGTGTCATTATAGTAAATATTATAGAAAATCCTATATGGATTATCTACATGAAAATGTTCTAGAGTTTCTGTATCAAAGATGGAAATCCTCTTGGGTCATTTAAATCGTTCCAGAACATCTCATAGGGATTTCCAAGTAATAGATCTTCCATCATCCGATCTAGTGTGATAGTGACCGGAGAAGACCTTGGTGAACTTTGAATATAACTCGCTTGCATGACCATGATCCATGACGATGTCCTCTATGAGCTCTAAATCCATTTAGAGTCAAGGTGCCCCATCGCACACTTGCAATTTGAATTTTTAATAAACTTAAAAGTCTTTTCTTCATTTTCTTGATTAATCCAAGGAATAAAAAGTACTTTTAACGATTATCCAAACTTCAGTTGGTTCTGAATAAACTGTTACATTATCATACTCACGAAGAAGAAGTCAACAGCATTAACATCATTAGTATTTTTATAATATGCAGTATGATTACCAACAATAGTATGAACATGAATACCCATGTCTTTTAAGTCGATCATAATAATTATTCTTTGCCCATGCTAGTGCAGAGAAATCAATACCTTTACGACTATCAAAAGTATCTCCCATATCTATAACTGTAGTAATTCCGTGCTCTTCCAAATAAGGAAAGAACACGTCATTATAGAACTTCAGGAAATAGTCGTGAAATAACTTAGAGTTTTTACGAGCACCAAAGTGTTGATCGGTAATGATTGCAACTTTCATCAATTACGGAGTTTGGAATGCACTGCGTCTTTGATACTATTATAGTCGCTGTAGTTGGATCCGTCAAGGGTGTTGTTGTCGTCAAACACCTCACTGTAACCAGACCGTTCAATAATCTTGTTCTTGATTTCTAACTGTCTTTTCTCTCGCTGAATACGACGCAGAAAAGCGTAATGAATAATCTGAGTGAAATACGCAAAGGGATTCTGGGATTTCTCTGGGTTAAAGTTATGTATGTACTGAACACAGTTCTCAATTCCGTCAGAGATCATGTCCTCTTTGAACATGTAGTTGACGAAGTTTGGTTTGAATGATAGATGATTTGCAATCTTCAAGAAACACTCCCCAATGTAGCGAGGAATGGGAGGTTTAGGAAGATCTTGATTAAAGCAATCTCTTTATCTTCACGATACTTGATAAGTATTCTGCCAGAAACTCTTTGTTATTCACATAATGTTCTGACCTTTTTCTTTTAGCCATAGGTCTTATCATAAGTTTATCTCATAATATGTATAGATTATATCATCTTCAGCGTTACTTGACAAGTTCTCAAAAGTACAGTAGAATAACTCTGTTAGGGTTGATAGGATAGCTATAGCTTCTTCTGAGCTCTTCTTAAATATCTTTTCTAAAAGTTCTTTTGTATCATTGACATTACCTAGATATCCCATATTACGATTAATTTTAGTTGATTTTTATTATCTTTATTTGCAGATCTTATATAATCTTGATACATCATTATCATTTCAATATCAGATGATTCTGACAAAGTAAGAACATCATCTAATTAATAATAAACATATCATCAGTTGTTGTTTTTAACCAAGGTTCTATTTTATATCCAACTACCTCTCTTTTCCTTTTAACTCTTCAACAATAATTGGATTAGAAACTAATAACATAGTTCTATCTTTTTCTTCAGATGCAGCTACTTTAGCAAATATTTCTTCTCCAGATTTAAATTTTACGGTTGCATAAAAATCTTCTTCTATCATATTTTAATTGAATAGTGATTATTTCATAATTAAAGTTTTCTTCATTATATGTTTTAATTCTTTCTATGAAATGATTGAGTGTGTAATTTCTTCTATTTTTTGTAGAGCAATCATCTGAGATATCATATAGAGTTGCTTTTACTTTGTCCTTTTCCTTTTCTAAGAACTCGTCCAATACTTTGAAGATTGCGGACTCTTGACTTACTTGGAGAGGCAAAGATAACATTATGGAGGTTTTTAATGTTGATACCAGTAGAAAAAGTTCCATAAGAAGCAACAATAATAGCGTTGTTTTCTCTTTCTGTTATTTCTCTTACTAGTTCTCTTTCTTCTGTATCTACACCACCATGTATAAAAAATACCTTACGGTTGTCACCTTTGTTTTATTTATCTTTCATAGAGTACTGCTCCATGACTTCGACTCTTTGGAAAAGAACAAGACTATTTCCTTTAAGATCTAATGCTAGATTTTTAATAAAATTATTACGTTGTTCGTGACCTATTAAATACTGTATCTCATCCTCATAAACATCAAATTTTGTGGAGGATGTTTAAGAACAAGACACTGAATATCAAGTTGTGAAAGATGTCCCTGTCTCATCAACTCATCAGTTCTTGTCACTTTATATGATGGTCCAAACAGTCCCTCTAACACCCACTTATGCGTCTGTGTGCCGTCTAAAGTACCAGTGAATCCAAATCTATACTTTGCATGATGTAGTTTGGTCATAATCTGTATTAGAGACTTAGACTTGAATAAATGTGCTTCATCACCTATAATGACACCATAGTCTTCAAAGAAAGATCTATCTAAGTTTATAAACAGATTGCCAGGTTGTAATTGTTACTGGTGCTTCATTACTTTTTTCTTTACCCGAATAGATACGGTGACAATATGAATCAGCATCCCAACCATAATCAAGAAAATCCTTGTACATCTGCTCTACAAGAGATGTCGTTGGAACAACTAAAAGAATTTTTTCTCCTCGGTCTACGTAGTATCTTACGAGAGAATAAATCATCAAAGATTTGCCAGAAGCAGTGGGGCTTATCAATAGCTTTCTATTATGCTTTAGAGCACCGTATACTCCCTCAACTTGATATTTCCTAGGAGTATGAGAACAAATAGAATTCATATAATCCTTAACACCTTCTAAGGAAATATGATCATTCTCTTCATATGGAGTGCCATAAAATTTATTATCTTCAAACTTATAACTGTATCCGTAGTTCTCACAGAACTACAATCTTATCTAACAGACCAACATAGATCTGCTTAGACCGCATATCGTAAAGGTGAATCTCTCCGTTCCAATTCCTTCCACGATACTGTGGCATAAATTTTGCATTAGGAACCTCAAACTTAAAGTGGTCTCTAAGTTCATATTCTATATGAGGTTCTGTATTAATCTTTAAAAATACTTCGTTTGATTTAGATATAACAAGATTGGCAGTCGTATCAATCACATAGACCCATTCATCTAATAATATTTATTACATATTTTCAAACTTATATTCTAATATCATTCTATACAACGAATCTCTTAAGTACCAAAGATGCTCTTGTTCCATTGGATGTCTGGCAGGAGAACCTTCCCAATTTTCAATTCTTTTCAAAACACAGTGATGTAATAGACGAATATCTTCTATAGTCAAATTAACTGTATAATCAAACTCTTGACTTGGTTCGAATTCTTCATTCATTATCCTAGTCCTGAATTAAACCTCATAAACTCAATTGCGTTTTTAATTTGATAAGTTCTATTAGTTATCTGTTTTAATATACTCTCAATATATACTAATATAGTATCATAGTAATCAATTTTTAAACATACTGTAGAAAGTTTTTCATCTGCATCAAGATACTTTTGCATAGTATCTTTATCTCTAATTTTTTTAGGAAAAGGATTTTCTATGTATACATCAGGATCTGATTTACCACTGAAGTATTCATATCGTTCATGTCTTATATTTTTTCTTTGTTGCTCTGCTTTTTTTCTTAGAAGAAAATGTATTATAAAGTTCAAAGTATTTTGCATGTAGAGAGGGGATATTTAAGATTCATCATGTAGATTATCTCTATCAATTTTTGAATCTTTTCCCACATCTCTTGAAGTTTATCAAGATCGATCATAAAGGTCTTGTTATTCTATCAGTTATATTGTAGATAGTATACTTGAAAGCAACGTCTGCTGTAAAGTACTCTATGTCTGTATCAGTAGCATCAAAGTAATAGTTGATAAATATGTATGGGAACATATCTTTAAAATTAACTTGAAATTTGGAATATTAAGTTATTACTTGTTAAAATTTGAAGAACCATCAGAATAGATGTCCACCTTTTCAAATCTGGAATGATATTTCCCTTAAGTTCTCCTAGGTATTACTTTGAGATCTATAAATTTCTTTTAACGTTTCTGGATATCCAAGACCTCTCATCCAGTTTTGAATTTCCATATAATTTTTGAGATCTTCATCAACTAAGAAATCTAAGTTTAAATCTCCAAATACAATTTATCTCCAGGTACATCAATCTCTTTTAAGATGATGGTTGAACTGTTGCAACTCCAAGATCCAATGATCTGGGAATATTTGCACTGATTGCAAAAAATGCTACTTAGGTGCTTCTAGTTAAACCAAATCTAAATCCAGTTGGTGAAAGAAAGTTTCTATTCTGTCTATTTGAGTATCGTTTCTTTACAAAAATCATTGTCCATGCCATCTTTTTTTAATTATTTAGATAAAAAAAGAGGGTCCCCACCAATGTAAGGACCCTCTCGGTAACCTTGTGAATTTTCATAACAAGATTTTTAACTATTTATTTGCAATGTGGGGCAACCGCTTCCGCAGCAACCACTTGATCACATGAGGTTCTTAACTGCAACGCGACGGTAGTAGCGGTTAGCATTGGTTAAGAGCACCAGCGCCAACTGTGGTTCCTTGTGCGAAGGGGTTAGCAACCATGCCGTAGCGAGTCTTAAAGCCGATTTTGGGCTGGAAGGTGTTCTCTCCAACTGCACGAACCATCTGAAGGGGAACGTATGGGCAGTAGAATAGACCTGCGTCATAAGGGGAAGTACCCTTATAACCAACAACGTAGTACTGGTTAGCAGCGTTGTTTGCAGAATAAGGATCGATGTATACGCGATACTTACCTTGCAGAACACCAGCGAAGGTGTTACCAGTGTCATCAACGTTCAAGGTTAGCGTTGAGTGCAGGGGTGTAATCAAGTACACCAGCCATGGTGCAAGTGCGGAAGCAACGTCAGCGGAGCACATGATTACGTTGCCCTTTCCTCTACGAGTTCTTTGTGCGATTGCGTTCGCATCTCTTTCGATTTGGAACAGAAGACCTTTGAACTTCTCAACAGACCAACGTCCGTTGGAGTCGATGTCGAGGTCAAACTCACCAGCAGTTGCAACGTTTTGTGTTGCGCCTTGCTCAGCAACCTTGTAGATAGTTCTGATGACTTCACGGTTGATCTCAGCAAGGATCTCAGTAGAGAGGATGTTTGCGAGTTCCGCTTCAGCGTTCAGACCGTGGATTGCCTTAAGGTCTTGTGCCAGTTCTAAAGAGTACTCTGCTTTCAGAGCTCTGGACTTGGCGGTTACGGTGACTTTCTCGATCGAGAATGCCATCTGGTTGAAGTGGTCACCAGCTGTGCCGAGGTTTCAGCATCATCGGTACGCATACCCTGACCAACAGTATATCCCTGATTCGGTTGCAGAACCAACAGGGTTCAGTGCACCGGGGTTAGCTACCTGCTTGTGCGGTAGTACCCATACCAACGGAAGTAACATCGGTGAATGCCGTTGGTGAGGTCAAACCTCGTTCTGACCAGAGAATGCGGTATCTGCTTCGTCGAAGAATGCTCTCTGTACCGTTCTGAGTCTCGTACTTCGAACGCATCGCGAAGATGAGTCCAGTAGGACCAGACATTGGTTGAACGCCTGCGAGGTCATATGCGACCAGGTTAGGCATAGAGCGTCTGATCAAGGAGATCAGTACGGGGTCGAAACCAGCAACTGTCTGACCACCAGCTGGAAATACCCACCATTACCAACAGCGTTGGTGGTGCTTGGATTGCTCAAAGCATTCCAGCCTGCTCGAATGCGGATTGCTCTCTAAGGAATTTTTCTTGGTTTTCTAACAGGACTGCGGTTACAGCTCTACTTGTGAGAATCTTGAGATTGAATCAAGTCCCTCATGATTGAGGAGAGGTGCCCACTTTTCCTGCAGATGTTCGGATTGGAACATTTGCTTTTTACCTAGTGGTTAATTTACGTTTGAGTTAATATTAAATTCAGTTTTTGCTTAAGCAATAACCCAAAGTTCTTCAGGTATGCAGCCATGGAATTTGAGTAGGACTCAGGTTCCACTTTCTACACCCTCAGAAAGGGTTTCAGTTTTTGCTGCTGGAGTGAGTTTCTTTGCTGAGAAATATGACTCCTTCAGAGTTTCCAATTTTTCACGATATTGTTCTTCACTTTCAAACTCTACACTTTCGGAAAGTGAGGCGAGCTTCTCTTTCTGTGTCTGTGCTAGACCTTCAGAGACTTGATCTAAGATTCCATCAGCAACCGACTCAGAAAGACGGGAGTTTAGGGAAATATTCTTCTCAATTTGCTCGTTGAGTTTTGTCTCCATGTCATCAAGTTTTTCTACCATGCTCTCAAGCACATCATATTTTTCTTCAGGGATTGATACATAATGTTCTTCAAAAAGACCCTTCATTCCTTCAGATGAAGGATTCAGTCATTTCGGTCTTGAGTGCATGCTTCAATAGCGAGTTGGTTCTCAGTGAACCACTCTTCAGCAACATACTCAAGATAAGAATCAACTCGCTCTGCGAGTTAATTCTTCTTTAGTTTCTGTAATTGCTTCTGAGAGTTCAGAAACAAATTTTGTCTTCGTATTGTGCTTCTAGTTGTTCTTTGATTGCTGCAACTTTAGAGTTGATTGCTGCTTCAAAGATTGTACGAGCTTTTTTTCTTGGAATTCTTCGGAGAGTTCTTCGCCATTGAGAAGAGCATTACATCTTCTTCGATGTCGTATTCTGCAACAACTTCTGCCTCCGCAACTTCTGTAGTTTCTTCTTCAGATACTACTTCTTCCTCAGTTGCTTCTTCTTCTGCGACAACTTCTCGCCTTCGACTTCTTCTTCTTCCTTAACGCCAGCAGGCATAGGATCTGCCTTAGCAGCACCTTTGTTTACTACGTTTCTTAACTTGAGCAAGCGTTGCGCCAGGCTCTTTTAACTTTGCGGAATCGTCATCAGGTTTATAATTCTCGGGGGTAGGACCTCCGAGATCTTCTACTGATGCAGATGGACCGGGATTAGATAGCGTTGGCATCGGATCCGCTGCAGCAGCATTCGCATTTACAGCAGTTTTGGATTGTGTAGTGCCCGCTTCCATTTCCTGTAAATTGTTGTCCACTAGACATTTGAGACTCTCCGTTTATCTTTTAATTTAGATTAACTATATTTATTTATAAAACTAAAGATTTGATATAAACTGATCAAACAGTTCAATCTTACGCTCTTCCAGGCGTCTCTGGCGAGATGCTATTTCAATCTCAGCTCTCAGATTGTGCGCATACTTTCGCGAAGAATACCACCTTCCCATACCCATTCTTTACCTTCCATAATACCTTCAACAAAAGCATCAGGAGCAGAAGGATCAGCAACAATATCAGCAGCAGTTGCTAACATAAAGTCTCACCAACAATATTGACACCTTCTTGCTTTAGATTGATCCAATACCACGAGAAGAAACTCCTAGTTTTACACCATCATCAAGAAGAGCCTCAGCAATTTTACCCATAGGGGTATTCAAAATCTTTGCTTTACCAATAAAATTAGATCCACTTTCTTTAAGGATACAATTTTATGAGAAACTCTATCGAGATTTACGGTTGGACCATCTGGGTGTCCAAGTTCTCCAAGTGCTCTACCTGAAGAAACATTCTCCTTCATTATAACGACCAACTTCTTTACGAAGAGTCTCCATAGGATACATACGACCATTACGGTTTTTGATGTTTCCTTGAAGGAAAACTCCTTCGATGTAAAGAGACTTTTTAGACCCTTTACCTTCTACGAGGACTTTTACTTCTTCGATTTCTTCTCTGATTAGTTTCATTTGATTAGCCAGTAAATCCTACTTTAAAACCTTTAACTGTTGCAGCAGATGCTGAAATAATATCTTGAGGACCTTTCTCAAAAAATTCAACTCTATCGTCTGGTAGAGTTACAGTAGCAGTACTTGCATAACCAGCAGTTGTACTTTTTGCAATACTAACTGTCGCGTCAGCTCCAGAAAGATTGATTACTCTAACAACGGTTGCATTACTAAGAGTAGTTGCACTATTAAGAGCAACCTCAACGCCAGATCCATTTAATAATGTTCTATACATGAACTTAAAAGTGTCTTATAAGAGTTATTTATTCATTCTCCACTTTCTTCTTCTGAAGAAATTTCATCTTCTTTAGAATCTACATAAGAATTTGCCACAACAGGTTTAAATGCATCAACTTTTTCTGCGCTCTTAGCGAAAAGAAGATCTTTGATAGCATCTGTAATCTGTGAGGGGGACTCATCACTCACAATCATATCCATTAATTCATCCATGTTAATAATTCTGTACTACGATTACAATTTATTTATATTATATCTCTCCACCCTTAGGCATTTCTGGTGCCTCGGTTGAAGATCCATCTATTTCTGGTTCAACAGGAACAACCCCCATATTACCATTCGTAGAATCATCTATAGGCATTCCTGTTTCGGGATCAACCGGAGCAGTAGGATCTGGAATAAGTCCTGCCGCAATTTCATTTTCAATCAAGTTTATCCTGTTCAAGAATTTCAATCATCAGTTTGACGCAAGAATCTTTTCGTCTCAGATAATCTTGTGAGAAATACTTACCAACATATGGTTCTGCAGTTGCAACAATAGCAAGTCTCTCATTCATCAATTCTGCTTCTTTCAGTTCAGAGAAGTGATTATCATATAGGAAGTCATATTGAATATGCTCACTCATTGACTCCCAATCTTCAGGAGTAATTACATTCTTCAGGAGTAATTGAGTCTTCAGCATGTCATTAAACATGTTAGAGAATCTCTTTCTCAAACGACCAACAAACTTAGTAAACTTGAGTTCATCTCTTAAGATCTCAGAAGATCTCCCCAAGTTAAACCCACCTTCTCCATCCATTCTTGATGGTGGAACATTAAGGGACCTGTACAATTTCTTTTTAAAATATTCAATATCAGTGATTTCACCCAAGTTTTGTCCGCCAGGGAGAGTGGTGATTTCGGTTCCTCTTCCACCTTCACGCCTGGGAAGCCAGAAGTCCTCAAGCATCGACATGTATTTTTTGTCATCACGAATCTCTCCAGTGTTTGCATCATATACAAGTTTGTTGCGATAACGCATCATAACATCACGCAGATATTGTTCTGCCTTTTGCTTAGGAAGATTACCAACATCAATGTAGAAAATTCTACGTTCTGGTGCTCTTGATAGTCTATAGATTACAAGACTATCCTCAATCATTCTCAAGTTGATTGAGTGATTTGATTGCTTTATGAAGATATGAAAGAGTAGTGTCCCTTATTTCTATCTACAAGACCAGAAGTGCAATATGTGATTGCATCTTTTGCAATCTTAATTCCTTGCACCAGGAGATCCCATATTTCCTGAAGTATTTCCTTTTGGATTGTAAATGTAAAACTCTTCAATCTCTGGAAAATCATAATCCATTGGATCATTTTTCAGAGGATTGAGTTTATTCAGCCTTTCTGCTCGTTTTTCTTTTGCTGTTCTTACATAACGCATTTTCATTGCGTCAATATATCGAACTTCTTGAATTCCTTCTTGGGATTTTTTAAATCAATTATTTATGATAGTAAATCTACCATCAACATACCAATTTCTATAAATTTCATGTGCTTTTTTATCAAAATCTAATAAGATCTAAAATATATTTAAATTCTTGTTCTAATAGTTTTCTTTATACCATCACTGGCATTTAGATTTGATAGTTCAATTTCTACAGGACTATCATTAGAATCTGAAACAATTGCTTCATTTACAATATCTTCAATCGCACTATCACACTCTGGATGAAGTGCCATCTCACGATATCTTTGATTAATCAAATTCATTCTTATATACACCTTCAATATCTACATAGGAACCAAAAAAACCACTACTCAGATAGTGATCAACCCCGTCCTCATTATTAGGAGGAACGGGGGAGACCGCTGACGGTGAGAGTGGTTCGTTGTCCTCTATTGAGAACCCAAACAATTTTGACATTATTATATTGGAACTTTATCTCTTCTATTTATTAGTTCAGAGCAACGCCAGTTGCGTCCACCAGAGCCTGAGATTCAAAAGATTGAACTGCAAATTCTACAGTAAACTCTTCAATCGTATCTGCCGAATCGTAAGAAAGATCAATTGAGAAACAGAAACTGGGAAAATATCAAGAATTTGATATGTTTCTAAAGGAGTTAACTCCAGAACCTCCATCGATAGTACGCAGAATTTGTTTGACTAAATCTACCTTGATGAGCAACCTCTTCCAAGTTGATAAACAAAGCATCTTGTCATGTAGGAAGAGGGGTTTGTACCGCACCAGTGTTATTACTGAGTTTGGCAATTGCATTCATCCATGCTTCCATCGCATTTCTAATTTGAAGTCTTCATCGTTAATGACGGTTACAGTCCAGTTTTCAATAGTTCTATCTCCAGCAACCTTCAGAGTACGACCTCTGAAGGGAACATCGATAGGTGCAACGTTGGATGCGGGAAGTGCCGCAGCCTTACACAGGAACTGGAAGTTTTCTGCATCCCAATCAATACCTTGAGTTGCTACTGCTGGAATTGTTGGAATATCGACTTCAAATAAATTAGCTCTAGCGCCGCCGCCCTGAAGGGCGGTTTTGAAGTCAGTAATTGTGCGTAAAGTAGACATTTGGGGTTCCTCCTATTTTTTATAATAAATTAAACTCTACCAGCAACTTCTTCAAAACTTACACCTGTTCTCGTAGCAACGAAAGTAAGTGTAACGAAGTTGATTGATTTAGCAGGCTTCAGGAAGATGTCTGCTCTAAACTCATTATTATCAATGACATCTGGAGTGTTATTTGTTTTATCACAAATAACCAGATAATCATAAATACCTCTCTTTGCTTGAATATCGCGGAGATAAGGTTCTACGATATTAACAAAGTTTGCTCTTGTGATCTGATCATTAAGTTCAAAGAGTTGTGACTCTGCTGCTTTTTGCAGTGCTTGCTCAACTGTGAGGAAGAGACGACGAACATTGATACGATCGAATGCGGAAGAAACAGCAAGTGCGGTCTTATCACCGAACAACAGAATTCCTGAACCAGACTGATTAACAATGGAGTTAATTCTTCTTGGATAGAGTCTATCTCTTTGAGCCTTGGATGGATTAAATGCAAGTTTGATTGCATTATTAAGTTGTCCTCTCTGAAGACCAGCGGGGGAGAACCATGGATAAGCGATAAGATTAGTTCTTACCATCAAACCACCAACGTCTCCGTTGGTTGGAACATAACGGAACTTATCATTAAATCTATCATACATGTACTTGTATCCAGTATCGAATACAGCATACGATGAAGATGTTAGTGACGAATAGAATGCGATAACATTATCTGTTGCAGTATCAGAATTTGCAACATCAACAACATTTGCTTTATGAGGAGAAATTGTTGCCATGCAATCCTTTCTCTGGTTAACCAGGGAAATCAGATAGTTTGCTTTTGCTCTAGACTCATCTTCTTGTGCAAGTCCAGGACCGCCAAGTACAAAGTCAACCTCTACTTCATCTTTATTTGTTAGTAAAGAATATCCAGAAATTACATCACTAAGAGTTGCTTGCATTCCTTGTGATGCACCATAATCTTGACCACCTGTAAGATCATAAGTTGCAGCACCAATAGCATTAAAGGAAATTCCTTGTGCTAATGTGTTCCAAGAACCAGATCCTGTAGAGATTCCAGACCATTGTGCAGTTGTATTTGCTGAAGCAGTTCCTGTTGTATTTGTTTGGAAATCAATAGCAGTAATTGTTGTTCCGTTAAAGGAATCATTCTCATCACCGAGATTTGCTCCTGCAAAAATGTATTCGGATCTATCTGCGAGATAATCCTTATAGAATACCTTCAGGGGAGAATTGACTGCAGAAATTGTATCTGTAGCCTTAGAGAGGAAAGTATGCTTCTCAAGAAGATTTCCTTGAATTCCTGTTACTTTTCCTTCATCATCATAGACAGCAATGTGGAGAGCATCTCCTTTACCAGATCTTTCAGTAGAATGTCTACTTGTAACTGGCTTTTGGTGCGATGTTCTTCCAGAAAACTGTGGAATTTGTTAATCCAAGTGTCTGTTGATCATACCAATCAACTGCATTTGTGATGCTGAAAGGAACGGACGATGTACCATCACTTGAATGTGAGTAAATTACTCCACTAGATGGGAATGCAGATCCTGTTACTCCTTCTGCATAGTTAATAGCAGTGATCGAACCTGCATTAGAAATCAGATTAGAGAATGTAACTGCAACGCCTGCAGCAACACTACTACCAATTGTGCTTCCCAATGTTACTCTGTTACCAGAAAGAACACTGACTACACTAAAGAATCCTGTTCCATCTCCAAATTCTGCGGTGAGAGCAGAAGATGTAGATATACCAGCAGTAGATCCAACAGTAATAACTGAATCTGCAACAGTATGAATACCAACTGTTGTCTGAGATCTTGCAACTACGCTTGCTGTAGAACCAACGGAAACTCTTGATGTAATTTTTACATCAATGGTTTTATTTGATTCATCTTTACCTGTAATGATACCTTTTAAGAAACCATCAAATGTAGAGGTAGTACCATTAGAAGCATTTGGAACTGTTACACCTGATAGGGTGTAAGTAATACCTGTTCCAACGCTAAAACCATCTAGGTTAGCATTATTAACAGTTAGTCTTTGGTCTGCTAAATCGTCGATAACGCAGACTTTAATACCATTTGCCCATTCTCCTGGGTTCTTGGCAGCGAATGCCCAATCTACAGAATCTGCAGACTGGTTATCTTGATAGTCTTCGTAATTTTTTACTTTTGGTGCAGAACCTGAAGCACCAAATCCTCGGTATGCGTTCTTCAGGTTATCGCCATCAGTTCTTACAACTTTCAGTACGCCGCCGTATGAAAGGAAAGATGATGCTGCAAGCCAGTACTCATACTGGTTGTTATTATTACTTGGTTTGCCGAACTCTGTGATGAGTTCTTGCTCGGTGGCCACATCAGTTGGATCTTCCACGGGACCAATAGGGAAGGGTCCTGCGATAGCGCCAATATTATCTAAAACATTCTCAGCTCTTCCTACCGTTAGGTCCACTTCCCTGGTTAATACACCAGGAGATAATTGAGGAGTCGCCATGTTTTTCTCCTGTAAGGGTTTCAGTTAACTTGAAATATTTATTAAAAGTTGCATTTTCAGTGGGGAAATGCCGCGTGAACTACCAGTCTGGATATAACCAATCAACAAATGGCGTTTGTTTTTTTCTACTTTCAACAATTCTCTTTATAGTACAGTCTTTACATTCATATGACCATGAGGATGGAACTGCTCCTCTGTCCTTTCTTGTTCTATAAAAGTCTTCTATTAGATTCTTAGTCTTATCGCAAATTCTACACTTTCTGTCTGTTAATAAAAGATGACCAAGTTTTATTTGACTATCTAAATCCATTAGAACCATCTCCAAGGGAGCATCGAATATCCTAACATATTTAATACTGGTTCAAATGCTAACGCTAAAAGCGTAAGCATCAAGACTTCAATGAAAAGTTGTTTCCATAATGGTTGTTTTAATTTCCATTCTTTAAATTTATTTGGTTTGCTAGCCCAATCATATAAACCAAATTTTTTACCAACTACTTCCGCCCACCAATTAGGATCAACTACATTACTCAATAATTTTAACAATCTAATCACTGATAATCCCACATATACGACATATCACCATATTCACTAGTCGCATTAGACCATCTATCTCCTTCAGCATCTATAAAAGTGGAGTTATCTAATCCATCATCAATAAATCCAAAAGGAGCCATATCCTGTTCTATTTGATTTTTCTGTTCTTCATAAATTCTCTTTCTAACATCTTGATCGGTTAGTTCTTTAAAGTAATCTTGAAGAACCAACCATGCATAAATCACAAGACACATCGCAAGGTCATCATTACAACCCTCTTCTGCTTCAAAAGAATTGTGCTTTGAAATAAATGTAGTTAATTCTGATATGATATCATAGTCATTAAATATTAATTTATCCTCTTCGATTAATGCTTTAAGATTGAGAGACCCTACTTTCTTAACAGTCTTAGACATTTTGACTCCCAATTGAGTCTTCTTTCCACTGAATCCTTGACCAACAATTTGTCCAGCACGTCCTCTCATTGAACACATAAGAACGTTTTGATACTCAAGATCATAGTGAAGTAATGATGCTACTTGATCGCCAATATCATTTACCTCACATAAAATATATGCTTGATTATAATTTCTTGCTATTTCCCATATTATATTTGGAAACAACATAGGTTTGATTGTATTATTCTTATATTTTGAAACTATCTTATGGGGAAACTCTGTAATATCTACAACCACAAATGCTGAGTAATCTTCACTAACACCTCTAGCAACGTCTACTGTAACAATATAATCATGCCCTTCTTTTGGTAGTTCGTAAATATCCAATCCTGCACTTTGCCTTAGAGGAGTATCATAAAGCCATTGATCGCAATTTACTCGGAGCTATCAATGTATCGATAGATCCTAAAAACTCACATTCAAACTCAACCTTGAACTGCTGCTCTGATGTGTTAGCAATAGTTTGTTGTTTCCACTTTGCATCACGTCCAGGAACTTCCGACCAATGAACGTCTGTGGGAATGTAATCATTTTTACTTCTTTCTGCATCATGCCACATTCGGTAGAAATGATTCATACCATGTGGTGTAGACACGATAATTACTTTGGTACTTTTACCAGAAGTAATAGTAGGATAAACAGAGGCAAAGAACGAGTCAGCAATGTGATTTGGGACAAATGCGAACTCATCGAGAAAGAGGATGTTAAAAGACATACCTCGGACAGCACTTGCAGACGTAGAAGAGCTGCCAGTATTTTACTCCCATTTTCTAACTCCAAAGATCCTTTATTCCATGCTATTATACCCTGTTGCATCCACTTGGGCAGGTTTTCATATGCAGTTTGTAATCTACCTAACAGTTCCCTGGCGGTTGCTGCCTTGTTAGCAAGGATACCAATATTAACACTATCGTTAAAGACTGCGTAGTGAAGAAGATAAGATACCACAGTCGTAGACTTACCAGTCTGACGAGGCATCTTACAAATATTGAATCTGTTTTCATGAAAATTGTTTACCAGTTTTTCCTGAAATGGATACATCTCAAAAGGAACTAGACCCTTATCAAGAGAGACAATTTGCACATAATTTTTAGCAAAATATACTGGATCTTCTTTACATTTGAGGAACTCAAGAATTTGTTCCTCTGTAAATTCTATTTTAGTATTTGCTTTTTTTAGATTTGGATTACCAAGATAAATTTCACTCATAAATCAATCAACAATTCCAAGCTCTCAAACTTTTATTAATTCTGCTATCGGGATCTCTAGCAGTTTTAGCAGAGGTTAATTTCTTCTTCATACCTTTCATTCTTGCACAGAATGATGCTCTTCTTTTATTACCTTTCTTTTTAGATGGTGCTTTCAGATCACTACCAGGATTTTCTGCTTCATAAGACTTACGTCCTTTTTCATTGAGACCACCTTCTTTATTTTTACCAGACTTCTTAGTCCATGCAGCACCTTCCGAAACTTCCGTTTCTTCATTCTTTGGACGGCAATCATTTACTAATTTACCACCTTTCATTTTCATACCCACTTTCTTGTGGGTGTCCCAACAATCCTTTGCTTTCTCTTCAATCTCAATCTCTTCTGCATATAAGAAGGTTTCACCAGGTTCTTTCTCAGAAACAGATGTATATTTTACTTTAGATCCAGGATAAATTCCTTGCATTTGTGCTTCAACTTCTTTTCTTGAAGGAAGTTTTGCTTGAGGGAAGAACATTTTTAAAACATATGTTCTTCCTTTCCAAGTCACAACAACCATCATAAGGTTGCCGACCTTTGAAGGTATTCTTGTTGCTTCATCAATATTAGACATTATTGAAAAGACTCTTTTTAGTTATTTAGTAGAGACTTTAGTTCGTCAATCTGTTTCTGCTGATCTTTAACGGCTTCAACCAAAAGAGCAACCATATTTTGATATGCAATAGACTTAATACCCTCAACGTCTTCGTAGACAACATCTGGCACAATCTTCTCAACTTCTTGTGCAATCAAACCTAAGCAATGGTCTCCAGTGTTTTTATGATCATATTCAACACCACGTAGACTTGTTACTTTAGGAAGTGCATCACTGATAGTTTCAATATTCTTCTTAAGTCTTTCGTCAGAGTTTGCAGTAACTGTACCAGCACAAGTTAAGTTAGTTCCATTAAATTGTAAGTTTGCCGATGTTGTTGCAACGTTAGAACCATTCTTAAATAACACTTGGTTTGCAGAACCAATAGCATTAATATCTACAGCATCAATAGTAACAGTTGCTTTAGATCCAGCAGATTCAGAAACGATACTAGTAATTGCAGTTCCTTCAAAATTTAGTACTGTTGCTGCTGCAACTGATTGTACATCATCTTTTTGAACTTCAACACCAGAAATAATTCCTGTTAATTGAGAACCATCTCCTATAAATTGTCCACTAGTACTAGTTACATTACCAGAAACAGTTATAGCTGCTGGGAGACCAACGATAACTCTTCCTTCATTTCTAGTAACTGCAACCTGATTAGCGCCGTCCCATCAATGGCCATAACTGGACCAGTGAAGTTACTTGCAAGACCAACATGACCTGAAGTGGAGTTGAAATCTATCTCAAAATGCTCTCCGAAGAAAGAAGCAACACCATAAGTAGTTGGAGTTGAAGATGCTAGAGAAACCGTATTTGTAGTAACGATACCAGTTACTCTACCGTATTCATCAATTTGTACATCAGTAATAAATCTATCATCTCTATCAGTTCTATCATCATAAGTTGTTGTTACCTGAGCGAGATTAATATCATCATCATTAACAACAATCGCACTAGCATCTAAAGTTATAACATCAAATCTGTTACCAGTTTTCAACAAACCTTTACCAGCCTGTAGTTCACCAGGACTAGAGAACTGGGTAAATTCCAGTGCGCTAACACCAATAGAAACTGGTTCTTTAGTGATCAACACGAAACCACCACCAGCATTCTCCTCACCGTTCAGAACGAACGAGAACGCACCTGATGCAATTTCACTTTGTTGGTCAAAGTCAACAGAACGAGTTAACTGCCATGATGTTGATCCACTTCCTACTCTAGTAACGGTATAATATCCATTTTCAAATGTATTTCCTACTCCAAGTTTACCTTGATCTTTTACAAGAACACGATCAGAAACTGTTAAATCTAAGAATCTATCAATAAGACCCGTTCCACCAACACCTGCTGTAGTAATATTTTGATTTACTTGTGCAAATAAGATACCACCGACACCATTAGGTGATGTATCTACGTTATCATAATATGCTACAAGTGCTTCTGTCGTTGCTACAGATACAGCTTTCTGAACCACAAGACCAGCAGTTGCAAAGTTGTCCACATAGGCTTTTGTGGCAAGTTCCTGGTCTAACAGGGGTGTTAGTGTATCTACACTAGCATATGCTCTATTAAAGAATCCAGATCCAGCAACACCAACATCACCAACAACGCTTAACTTACGATCAGGAGTAGCAGAAGCGATTCCTATTCTACCTGTAGAATCATTGAAAATAAGATCTGCAGATCCACCAAATATTCCTCCATCATTATATTGAATTTGTCCATCAGAACCACCAGGAGCAACATCAGTAACCGTAATAGTAGCAGCAGCACCAGAAGCAACTGCGCTTATTAAATTACCAACAAAATTTATATCTCGTATACTATTACTAGAACCTACCTGAACACCTTCATCTCTGATAGTGATACCAAGATCTTGAATACCTTCAAGAGTTTTCCAAGTTACAGAAGTTCCACCTAAAGATGTTAAGATGGTATTGTTATCACCCATCGTTCCATCATAAGAAAATAATTCTTTATGAATCCTGATGTTTCCAGTATCTACATCAGCAGTGGGAGTATCATTGTTTCTATCTGTACCATGATCTGATCCGATGCCGATACTACCACCAATTGAAACGTTACCAATAACGTCCAATACTCTACTATTCTCACTGTAATCAGTGATGCCGATTCCAAAAGATCTTTCTCTTCCAGATAGGAATTTACCGTAATTAAGCCATTTTATAAATTAGAAGTTAGAGGTTTCCAGGATTGATGAAAGAAATTTCATATCTGTTCCTGCATCTACAGAAACAGCAATCTTATCTCCAGTTTCTAGAACTAATTTTCCAGGGAGAAGATTGACCGTATCTCCTGCGGGGACAGGAAATGAATTGACGATAGGTGTTGTAGTTGTGTCGGTACTATCATAGTAACTAAAAGTAATTCTTCTAGTTACTGTTCCAGTATTGATTGCTTGAGCCAATAGGAATACTGAGGTATATCCTGTTGGTGCTGTGTAAATTTGAACATCTGATACTGTGGGCGTATTAGTAATTGTTCTAAAATTATTAATCGCAATTTGAGCAGCCCATTTAATTAATCTCCTAGTGCTAGAATGAATGGTGTTACGTTGTTGAATAGAGATTTAAGGTATGTTCTACCTGTAATCGTTCCAGTTGCTTGGTTGATGGTAACACCATCACCAATTCTAAAGTTACCTGCCTGGTCAGTAGATGTGAAAATAACTTCACCACCTTCTTCTTTAACAACCTCGTTTTCTTGGATGGTTACACCACCAACACCAGGCCTTGCGGTGAAGATATCATTACCTGCACCAACATATTCAAACGAGTGAGAAGATGTAATTTGTAAACTCTGGCGACTTAGATAAACAGTAGCTCCAGCACCTACATCATTATTTAACCCAGCAACAGCAGTGATAGTTGAAATACCTGCTCTTGGGAAGGTTGCAGCACCAACTTTATAATATAAAGGATCACTCTTACTTACTTCCGCAGTTGCTTGTGTACCACCTCCAGGAGGCGCTGCAATGCTTACATTTGGTGTTCTTGTCTCATATTGAGTACCAGTGTTAATAAGAGTAACTGCTGTTACTGCTCCATTTTCAACTGTAGGAATTGCCTGTGCAGAAATTCCATTTGGTCCTGTTGGAGACTCAATTGTAACGATTGCATCGTTTGGAATGTTATATCCAGATCCACCATTAGTGATTGAAATTTCTGCTAATGAATAGTAAAGTTGATCGATATAATACACCTGACCATCATAAGGTCTTTGTGTTCCAAGACCACTTACTTCTAATGTAATATCATTAGCGGATGCAGCATTAACAACCTTTCCTGTCTGTCTGTAGATAGACTTAGTTGTAGCATCACTAATTCCATTAGAGATAAGACCAATTCTTCCGAAGGAAGAGTTAGAGTTAGTCAAGTCACACTGACCACCACTTGATGTTACGATTGCTTCGTCGCAGCAAATTGTGAAGATAGACACCAACTGAGCATAAGATCCGTTTGTAATCGATACACCAATTCCTCTCTGGTTGTACTGCGTGTAAGAGTCAACCGACATGGAACCCTGAACACCAATTTCATCCTCATCTCCAGGTTCTGCAGCAAATCCATCGATCTTCAGACCGATGCTATCAAAGATAAAGTTTGTACAGTTTCTTACATATGGACCTTTGAAGATCTGTCCACATCCAGGACTAAAGTTTAGATCGGCATCCTCACCTTCTGCTGGGTTGTAACCTACACCATCAAATCCTTCAAATCTTGTGGTAATACCAGTTGGATTTACAGGACCTTGAATTGCAGTAATTCCACCACCAACAATAGAGGTAACAATACCAATAACAGTATCGATAGCACTCTGAACGTTCTTACATCCAGCAGGGCTTGTGTTACTATTAACTCTAGGATCATATTGAATAGACTCATCTTTGATTTGTCCGCCAGCATAACCAGAGTTCTTAGTAAATGGTTGGAACTTCAGGATGTTACCAGTATTTGTAGCATATGTGTGAGAAATATCACTAGGTCCAAAGTTTGTAGTAAACGTTGTGGGTCCAACGATCGTATCAACGTTAAAGATATTTCCAAATGTTCCATCTGGGAATACGGTTGTTGTGATTCCAACGAAAGCACTACCACCACCAACGTAAGTATGATCTAATGTTGAAATACCAGTATTAACTGTAATAGAACTTGCGATAGAAAGTGTTGGGAAGTTGTTTAGATTTCCTGCACCAACATGAGTGGTTATGATACCGACAAGACTATCAATAGAAGCACGAATGTCGGCACAACCAGAAGGAGAGGAATTAATTCCTACAGCTGGATCTGCGGTAATTGTGTAATCTTTGTAATTGAGGAGATTGTTGATAGCAAGTTTTGCATATTCTCCAATAGATGTAAATCCTGTTACAGATTCAGATTCTTCTCCAATCAATCCACCACTAATAGGTGCCCCAGTAGCATCAAAGTACTTTCTAGTTGTCTCTCTAATGTTCTTATTGCCATCTGTTCTTAAATCATCTATGATAGAATCAACAACATATGCAATATCTCTTCTACACTTAAACTCACCAGCAGGGAAGTTACCATAGTTAATAGTAAGACCATTAACAACATTTAAGTTAGCAACACCAAATGCTTCTGTAGAAATGCTTACAAGTGTATCGATAGATGCTTGAACATCACTACAAGAGTAAGTTTCGCTATTACCAATAGCAGGACTTCCATCACCAAAGTAACTAGAACCACCAGAAACTGTTGTATCTTTTGTTGATAACTGATTAGCAATCGCCTGCTTCATTAAAGATTTTGCTTCATTGAAGGCAATAATTGTTTCCTCAGTCACACCTGCAATAGAATCATCACCTTCTCCAATCAGAGAACCTCCATTATCAAAGTATTTGTTAGTAACAGAAACGGTATAGTTATTACCACCGGTGAAGATATCTGTAGAAACAGCATCTACTAGGTAATTCAGATTTCTTCTGAACTTAGTAGAATCGATTGATGGATATGTTACTTGAGCATTTGTATATGCTGCACCAACAATTTCACCTTTGTTCTGTTGGATTAGACGATATGCATCCTTATATCTGGATGTTGTTGTAATCTGATTATCTCCAGGATAGAAGAAATCTGGATGAAGAATAGCAATATTCGCAAGAGCCTTATCTGTGATTTCTAGTTTGTTACCAGCGATTAAGTTTGCAGAATCTTGATATCTGTCTCCACCAACTTTTTCTACTGGGAAGTCAAATCCAAGAGCACCTGAGGGGAAATACTGAGTCGAAAGACCACCACCAGAGTCGCACTGGAATACCAAATTCTCAAGACGAACTTTACCATCATTATCAATATATGCCGGATCATTATCTGAACTACTAGAACCACTGTCTGTAAATCCAATTGTAGTAAATCCTGTGATTCTATCGTAAACAGCAGAGTTAATTCCTACTTCTGGAGTGTAGTAACGCTGAACCTTAATCGTTCCAGTTAAACCCGCAGATGCTGCAAGTCCATTTCCAACTCTTGCTGTAAATGTAGTAGAGGACATACTATCATCTACAATCAGATTATTGAAATCACTACCAGTTGTAGAAGTAACTATGATACCATTACCAGACTTTAATTCATGATTCGTTGATGTTTCAAACGTAGTAATACCAGTAACACTATCATAAGTTGCAGTAAGAATTGTAGTTTCATCTCCAGGAGATCCTGGAAGACATGTAAATCCTAGTCCAGTAACTTCAATACCATCATCTTTAGATAGATCGTGATTAAATCTGGTTGTAACAGTTGCAAGACCAGTATTAGTATCCCAATCAATATCACTAATTGGAGTTGTGTATCCGATAGAAACTCCACCCCATGTTGTGTTATTGATTACGCAACGAATAATATCTTGTGCATAATCGACTGCACGGATTGTTTGTGTTACTTCATCAAATGGAGATTTACTGAGAGTAGCAGCAGCAAAGGAGGAAATACCAATTTGAGCCAATGACTCATCAAAGTAGGTCTTACCAGCAGCAACTACTTTTGTAGATCCACCCCTTGTAATATCGTAGCAAACTGCTTTGAGAATATCTCTTACGTCTCTTGAGCAACGGAATGTATCGAGATTGATACCAGTAATAATTCCAACAACACCAGAGGAAGAACCAGCACCAATAGCACTTGATGTAATTCCTGTAAGATAACTGATGCTATTACCTACACCAGTACACCATCCTGTTCCTACAACGATCTTATTATTTGAATTATCATATAAGATTCTCTTGTTTCTTCTTGTAGGATCAATTGCTTGAGTTTTATTGGTAGAATAATTAACGTACTTCTCTACTGTTCCACCAGTATCGTATGCATGTGAGATTGAAGAAATACCAACATTTGTTTTGAAAGTATTTACTCCAACATATTCTGTTACTGTAAAGTATTCTCCGTTTGAACCATCTGGGAAAATACTGGTTGTAACTCCGCTGCCTCCAGGACAGGTAAATTCAATTCCTTCTAGTTCAACAATATCACCAGTTGTTACACCATGACCAACAGAAGTGACTGTTGCAATACCAGTTAATTTATCGTAAGTAAATCCAGTAACATTTGTAGTACCACCAGCACCAACACTAGCCCATGGTCTCTGGTTGATTACATATGTTGAGATACCAGCAGCGCGATCAATAGCAGCGACAGTAGCATCGGCAATACTATAACCATTTGTATCTGTTCCCGTTACATGAGCAAGAGCTCCACCTGTGAAATATGATAATGCTGCTCCTACTGATTGTAAATTACCAGTAGACTTTAAGTCGTATGCAACTGATTTAAGTATATCTTTAATATCATCTCTACAGTTTTGTGGATCATCTGCAGCACCACCAACATCGGTAACAACAAATGCTGGATTTTTATAGTCAGTACTTGTAATATAACCAACTGCTTCTTGAGCAATATAATCTAAGTTAGCCTCAAGAGCATTTGCACCATCTTGTTCAAGGTGGCCACCAGCATATCCACTATATCCACTGGTTAGGAATCCGACTGCTTCTCTTGCAATAAAATCTGAGTTGACGCGAATAAGTCTTGCTGCGTCAAAATATCTATCAGATGCTACGCTTTCAAGTGGTCTAAACGCGACTGCAGCAGAACCTGCGTCCATCGAACCTGTAAATCCAAGGTCAGTTAGATGACATCCATCATTTACATGAAATAAATCTTTATCTGCATTTCCTGGAGAAACAATACAGTTTCTTAATTCTAAACCTTCTACTGATACGTTCTTATCGAGTAAAATAGGATTATTTTCAACATATACACCAGGATAAACTTTAACAGTATCAAAAATTTCTGCTATCTCTGCAGCAGCTTTTTTGATTGTTAGTTTTGCATCCTTTTCATTTAGACCAGTATTATCATCATTACCTTCTTTACATACAAAAATAGTTTTACCTAAAGATCCTCCAGCGCCAACTCTAATGACGCGAGTTGCAATTCCAACTCCTGCTGTATCTTGCTTTAAAAATATTTCTCCATCAAAAGCATTTACAGCAGCTATTTCACCAAGAGCAAGTTGTGATGTAGTTGGAATTTTACCAGCTACCGTTGACCTTTTTAAACGAATTTGGGGATCTGACATCTTCTACATGTTTGGTATATACCGTAATACCCAATAGAAATTGAGTGCTATCTTATTTAGTAACCTTAATACTCCCCACCATCGATGGTGATATTTGCTAAAGTTCTAGTCGTTCCTTCACACTCAATAATGTCGGAAGTTCCTGCACAGTCTGATATTGTTACTGATTTAGTAACAATTTTTGCATATGAATTAATAGATAATACTTCAGATGTTTCTGAGACATCTGATGCAATTCCAATAGATCCTAAAGAATCATCCCAGAAAATTGCTGCTTTCTTGGGAGTAGTATCATAGTAATTTAAAAGTAATCCTACATCTTTATTTTCATCTAAAGTTGGTACTACTAATTCAAAATTTGTTACTGTACTAATACCTAAACCAATATCAATTAACTTATCTCTTAGATTAATACTATCTGATAAGATATTTGTTGTACTACCCCTTACATATAGATCTCCATTTGCTGTTAAGTGTGATGCAATTCCAACAGCACCAGTTCCATTTATTAATTCAACACACTCGACGCCATCTGCTGCATTTATTTTATTACTTCCAACTGTTAAATCCCCAGCAACGGTTGTGTTGGTTGCTGCATCCATTGTAATATTAATGGAATTATCAGATGCCCTAATTCTATCACCATTAACGCGAAGATCAGCAGCCTCAATTTGAGTATAACCCGTCGCTAGAGTTATGTTAGTTACACCCGCACCAGATTGAATTGAATTTCCTTCAACCCTTAATGTGGAAGCAATACTAACTAATCCATCTCCAATAAAAGATATAGATAATTCCCCATTAGAATCTCTAAGTTCATTTCCATTAACTTGAATATCACCTGCAAAAATAGTGTTATTACCATTTACCATCGTGATGTTTGTTACACCACCAGCAACTAGGATATCAGAACCATCGACTTGAATATCTCCAGCAAATCTAGTCAAATCTGCACCGGTCATGACGATATTTGGTTGACCATCAGATGCTAAAATTGTATTACTATCAATCCTAACCTCACCCTCAAATCTTACAAGTGGGTTTCTAAAAGAAGTAAATCCTGCAGTGGAACCAATTGTAATTTGATTAGCAAGTTGAAATGCATCTACCGTTGTGGTGAAGTTATTAGCAAGACGAAGTATTCCATTTCTTACATCTATATCACTTCCTTCCATCGCAATATTGCCGGAAAATTCCGTCAAGTCACTGCCAGTGATAGTTATGTTTTCAAGACCATTTGCAGACCTAATCGCCGCTGTATCAATACCAGGAGTACCTAACTTAAGACTTCCTCTTAGGCAAGTTTCATATGTATTAAATGTTGTTATACCAAGAGTTGATCCAATACTTAATGATCTTTGGTCATTTGTAAACATCTTGATGATATTAGGACCATCATTATAAAATTCTAAAGTTTTATTGGTTATAGCAAATTTCGGGATTCATACCAATGTAGATGGTATCGGAAGTGATTGGACCACCAACATATAAATTAGCATCAACCAAGAAACTATGATCAAATGGATTTAATCTTAAACCACCAGATGCAGCATCTGGTTGGTCAACAAATACAGATCTTTTAGTGTTATTTCCAGTACTATCAGTTAATAGAACTGAATAATATTGATCTGTTACGGCAACACCAACATCAATAGCTTGTGCTCTTAAAGAAGTTGTTGCTGTTCCTAGGATATCGTCAGCAGCTGTTAAAGTTTGTATAAATGTATTATCTAGGATTGAATTATTTTGAATTTCTAAACCATTATAAAATATTGCAGTTCCCTCAAGTCCAGTATGATAAAACTCTCCTTGATTAGTTGATACTCCAGTAATTCTGAGGTTATTTACTACTGCCTCAGTATTAATAGCAACGTTATCTACGTTTATTGTTTCTACAAATAGAGTTTTCCATGTATATGAAGCATCGCCCAAATTATAGAAATTGGGTTCAAATGGTATAATAGCACTGTTTATCTGATTGTTTAAATTTATTTTATGAGTTGAAACTCCTAGTACTCCAGATTGACCAATATCAATAGTTGGTGAGAAGATTTGAGTTCGACCACCAATTCCAGTACTAACTTCTAGGTCTGTACAAGAAATAATTCCTGTTGTTTGAAGTTGGCCAACTATAAATACATCTTGTCCAAATATTGCTCCACCAGCGACTTGTAAAGCGCCAGCATTCTGTTCACCTATAGTTGAGAATCCTAAAGGATTAGATCCATTACTTATGTAAATACTAGAATTGAAAGTAGCAATAAATGGACTTGACTGACTTATCGCCCCAAGTTCAGTATAACCTTCACTAAAATCACTAAAACTTTTGCATTGCAATACAGTGGTGTCCGCTTCCATAAAAATGGAACCACCGGAAAGAATACTAATTTCTGGAGTTTTAAAATTTCCAAAATCTTGATAAACTGATCCTCTTAGTCCAATATCACCATTAATTGTTATTAAACCAGTTTCCGTATCGGTGGTTTGAGATATTGAAGTTCCTGCAAGACCTGGCCCCAATTACTATTGGACCTTGAACACTTGTTTTACCACCCTGAACCTCCAATATTGGTTGTACTTCACCAATTGTAGATGCAGCTCCCAGATTAAATGTATCAACACCATCAACAAAGAGTGGAAGTTTAGAAGTGATTTTTCCACCAGCACTGTTTCCAATAGAAATAGTTGTACTATTAATATCTAATGCTATTAATGTCGTTCCAATACCAACACTGCCTTGAAGCAATGTGTTAATACCAATATTACCGCCTAATTCAACTACTCTTAATGGTATACTAAGAGCCAATGAATCCTGATACTCTATATCATTTATTCCTTCATTTATAGTAACAGTACCACCTATAGTACTTATACCACCTACTACTAGATCACCTTCTAACTCAACACCACCACCTTGTGGTACTCCTTCTGCGTTTTGAACTTTTGAAAAAAGAGATCCGTCTCTAGACGCAACTTGGAAAGCTCTGACTATATCTGTTGTTCCTATTCCAACTGCTGGAGCTTCATCTGTACCAGCATAGAGGGATGCTCCAATGGCTACAACTTGAGCGTATTCGTAATTAGAACCCGACTCAATTTCTTGACTGTGATCCTCAATTCCGATAAAAGCGGCTAACTGAGATAGTTCTCTATTGTTCCTTGCCATGTTGGTAGAGTCTTCCTATGTTTGTATTTATCAGATAGATACTGTAAATATAGTTCCATCAGTATTTACACTGACTCTATATTGAGTTCCCGTAGAATCAGTCAAGATTAATCCTTTAGAAGTGTCTACGCCAACTCTTGCGTCACCATTAATGTCCAGATTTACTGTAGGTTGAGTGCTACCAATACCTACAGAATACCCAGTTCCTACAATAATGTCTGACTGAACTTTCCCACCAACTGTAACGTCTGTGCTGATTGCGACAGTTGGTGCATTTAAATTTAAAGTAGTTGGACTAGTTACTTTTGAAGAACCAGAAGAACTAATTAAATTTATTTTTTTTACACCAAAATCCTTATCTGCCATGGGTTTTTTAGTTATTTATGATATTTGAAATGATATACCTTCAATTTGTACATTTTCTATTGAGGATGCATCATCATTAGCATATGGATTATAAAGAACGCGAGAATCTGCACCTCTTAAATTATATGATCCAGTCCAATATGCAGTGTCGGTGTCGTCACTATATGGACTCCACCATCCGTCGCCAGAATTAGAATCAATAGTTTGTGGTAATAATGTACCATTATCTTTAATCCAATTTTTTACATCTCTAGATGTTGCTGTTGGTCTTACTTGTAAATATAACGCAATAATACCAGTGACGACTGGAGCAGCCAGCTGCAGATGTTCCATTGAAGTATGCGTCATAAAATCTAGAATCATCATATCTTTCATAGTCATCATATCCACCACCAGAGAAATCCCCTCCTGCAGCTAAGGTTTCATCTGCTGGAGACCAGATATCAATACCAGGACCATTATTTGAATAAGTTGCTTGATATTCTGCACCACCAGTTGTTACACTATCTTCTATTGCACCAACACAAACCACTGGATGAAAATCCTTATCGGATTCAAATCCAATACCTTGTGGATTCATCCAGTCTCTATGATTGCATGGACAAGTAATTCCTGGAAACTCTGACCTGGGATCACCAGAAAAGAACCTATGATCTTCCATATAGTTTAAACGATCTACATCATCCGCACCAACTCCAAGTCTTTGATTATTATTTCCTGATGCAGCAACATAAATTACTCCAGTTTGTATCAGTTCATCTGCTGCAGTATCTGTTGATGAAGATCTTGATGATGTTGACCAAGATCTATATTCACCGGTAACTTGATTATTAAGACCATCCTTCATCGCAGTAACTTGATCAGTAACTGCTGCATCACCAGAAAATGATCCAGTAGATCCTCTAAATTTATAATCAACCAAATCAGTAGATTCAAAGGCCGCTTGATATCCCCAACTTCCATTAACCACGGTTGGATTTTTTCTACCAATTTCTGGGTTAACTGGTTTCAAACGTTGCCAAAGTTTCATCGCATCATAATTAGTTTCAGGACCCATTGAAACATTATCACTAATACCAGGCATATTCCAAATATTTGCTTCAAAAGCATTACCAAAGTTTTTACCTGCTGCTAAAGATGCACATGCAGTTCCATGACCACTACTTAAACTATTAGTTCCATCTAAAGATCCACCCATAGATCTTGCTTCGGTATAATTTGATGATACTGAAATAGTTCCTTCTGATTGGAATTGTGCAGATCTATTTGAACTATTTGTCCACCATCCTCTTGATTCTACTTCTGATCCTGTTACTCTACCATCTGCTCTTGTAGTTGTATAACCATTAGAGATAAAGTAATCTGGGTCGATATAATACGGACCATCAAGAATAATATCTCTCACTCTTGACTGACCATTTGCATCCATAAACTCTGGATGATATTGTAAAACTCCAGAATCATGAATAACAACATCTACATTTTTACCAGTAAGGTTGTATGATACATCTTTTGTTACTAAATTAACCGCACCAAGGTTATCGGTAAAAAATTCTCCACTTTTTCTAACTGTTGGTCTTGCTACACCCCAATTAGATCTATCCAATTCATCAGAACTTGGACTTGTAGTTGGTATGGATTGAGAAACTAAATCCCGATAGAACTTTACATTTTTCTTAAATCTTTTTGTAGCGAGATCTGGTTTTGGATATGATTCTGGATTATCTGTAGGAGACAACTCAATCCACTTAATGTGAGGATGTACAGCAATCTCTGCTGCTTCATCTTCTGTTAATTCGTAGGTTCCTCTAGTAGGACTATGATTTTTAGAATCAGAGCATGTAACCTGTCTATCTGGAATATTATCTTGATTAGAATCTACAATTAAAGCATCATGAATCTCGGACCAATAGTCTGGACTCGTAACAGCTCTAAGGTGTATTTTTTCATCAGATCATTGTCTCCCTAGTAAATCTATATGTAACGATACCGTTGACTCCACTTTCTGGTGTCCACCAAAGTTCTACATTACCAGATTTAACTGTTGCGCCGACAGAAACTAGAAGATCACTACTATACATAATTGCATATTCCTGGGAATATGCTGTGGAGTCATTATCCATAACAAGAATTTTTTGAGATTGAATTCCTGATGAATGTTGGAAGAATAATGTATACTCTGAATTTACAAAGTCTGTAGATGTGTATGTATTTGCAGTATATGCAATACCAGCAGAAGCAGTAAATGATCCAGATCCAGTTTCAATACCATAAACATTATTTACTTGGATAGAAGTTATTGGATTGGTTGTACCAAAACCAACATGAGATGATGTAGTGTGGATACCTGCATTTGTTTGTTGATCACTAAACTTACCACCACCAGAACCACCACCACTAATTCCAGTCAGTGCAGAACCATCAATTGCAGGTAAAGCACCAGTAAGTTGACCCGAAGGAAGACTTGTCAGACCAGCACCAGAACCACTAAATGATGATGCAGTTATAATTCCACTTATTGATACATTACCACCAGTGTCTCTATTGACTAACTCTAACCAATTACCAGCGTGTGCAAAATATCCTTTGCCTTCTGAGTGAACATGAGCAAACATACCATGATATGACGCTGCACTCGGTAATGCTGCTAGATTAGCATATAAAGAAGGTATTTTGTTTTCACCTGATGATGCTTCAATTATACCACCGAAAGTAGATACTCCTGATACGGAAGCATTAGTAAGTGCGGTAAGACCACTTATACTTACATTAGCAGTTGTGCTAATTCCTGCTGCAGTTCCACTCCAAGCATATGCAGTTCTTACCGTAACAACACCTGCCGAAATTGGTTCTATAGTAAACCCTTCAACAAAACTAATTGTTGCTGCAGTACCTACTGATGCTCCATCATTTTGAATTTCTACACCAGTTCCTGTAGATGTAATATTTGTAAGTCCAGATCCATCTCCACTGTATTGTGCTGCGGTGAGAATTCCAAGAATTCTTACATCGTTGAACGTGCTTGTTCCTACAGTATTAATTCCACTATTAATTTCTACGGTTACTCCTTCGCTACTGGTAAATACTGTCGCAGAATTTCCAGTAAAATCTATATCGCTTGTAGCAGCACTTACAATATTATTTTTATCTCTAACAGTAAGACTTCCAGATCCACCTCCACCTGTTCCATAAACAGTAACACCAGCACCAGAACCAACTGCAGTAATAGCAACTCCAATAAAGTTTATAGAATTAACCCCGTTTGGATTACCTACTATTACTCCTTCTTCTTGAATGGTAACACCAAGGATACCGGTATTACCTCCGCCAACTGCTGCTGGATTATATGCGGCTACTTCAACAATATCTCCATCAAAGCACTCTTGATTTACTGAAAAATTAACTCCATTGTTTGCAATATAATCAGAAACATCAGATGCACCGTCTCCCCTTAATTTTACACCATTGATGTATACATCAAGGAACCCAATATTATATGCATAAGTAAATGTTGTTTGATTATCTGTAGCAATAAAAGTTTGCTGTGCTCTGACTGTGGTAGGGAAAGATGCCCACTCTACGCCACTACCAGTAGATCTCAAGTATTGTCCTGGCGCACCGGTGGTATCACCAATAGTTACATTTGCTCCAGTAAACTGAACTTGATTAAATGTTGATATTCCACTAGCTCTTAAATTTCTGGTTGCACTAAAATCAGTACATCCGATAGATCCAATTACTCTGAGTTCTACATCAGGAAATATCGTACCTATACCAACTTTATTTGCATCTGAATCGACGTATAGAGTATTTTCGTCAACCTCTAAACCGTTCTTTACAACAAAATTCTTCTGAATAGCCAAGGTTCACTATCCCCTTACTGATTTTAGTTTTAGTTATTTATATCAAGTAGAGGCGTGATAAGCAGACCACTCAGCGAATACACTGAACTCATCGTTCGTATCATGAACAATCTTGAATTCTACAATATCAAAAGCATTTGATGAACCTGTTGTCGTACCAACTGGTTGAGCACCATTTCTCCAAAGATAGTTTGTTGGTGTCTGACCATTAACTTTAAGCACAACGTTACCAGTGTCCCAGTCATTGGCAGCATCAGTAAATGTGATTAAAGTTGCTCTCACCATATATTTGCTATTTGTTGGAAGACCAGCGAGTTCAATATTCTCTATTCCGTTACTAGCCTCGCCACCAATTACGGAAGGTGCCGTAGCAAAGTCCCAATATAATGTATCTGTTGAACCACTAGTAAATGCTACACCAGTAATATTATTAAAGTCTCCTGCATTTCTTAAACTAGTATCAGGATCTAATTCATCATAAACAAATCCAGTGAATGTTGAAAGTCCTGCTCTAAGAGTAAGCGTATTGAGATTTCCTGCAACATCTACAGACTTGTTAGCATCGATATTCGCGGAGAATGTAGCAGTTTCAGCAACATTAAGAACATCTAACTCAGTAGTTCCGTCAACATCAAGATCTCCATCAAGTTCAACTCTAGAAGCAAAAGTTGTTACTCCAGCAATACTTACATTATCAAGATTGGTATGACCATCAACATCTAAGTCAGCATCGGCGTCAATGTTACCTGCAAAAGTTGTTACTCCAGCAATACTTACGTTATCTAAGTTTGTATGCCCATCTACATCTAGTTCTACAAAGTCACCATTTCCAATAAATGTTGTTGCTGTTACAACACCAGCAATACTCACATTATCAAGATTGGTATGACCATCTACATCCAAATCTGCTTGAGCAGTAATGTTACCAGATATCGTAAGTCCTGTTAGAGTACCAACCGAAGTAATGTTTGGTTGTGCTGCTGTATCAACTTCTCCAGACAAACTACCAGTGAATGTGGTTGCTGTAATAGCCCCACCAACAGTTACATTATCTAAGTTGGTATGACCATCAACATCTAGGTCTCCAGTTATATCTAAATTAACACCAACTGCAAGGGTAGATCCATTGAAGGTTAGATTGGCATCGTCCTCAAGTTCACCACCAGTTCCAGCAATAATAACACGGTTATCTGTTAGATCTTCTACCTTGAAAGTATTTGCTTGTCCACCAGCATTAATATCAAGTAAACCTGAAGTTGTAGTTACACCAGCAATACTCACATTATCAAGATTGGTATGACCATCTACATCTAGTTCTACAAAGTCACCATTTCCAACAAATGTTGTTGCTGTTACAACACCAGCAATACTTACGTTATCGAGATTTGTGTGACCATCGACATCTAAGTCAGCATTAGCGTCAATGTTACCTGTGAAAGTTGTTACTCCAACAATACTTACATTTCTAAGATCTGTTTGTCCAGTTACATCAAGTTCCGTTAGTGTACCAAGTTTGGTTATACTAGTTTGTTCCGCAGTATTAATCGATCCAGCTAGATTACCGGTAAATGTAGTGGCAGTGATAGCACCAGAAACATTTACATTATCAAGATTGGTATGACCATCTACATCTAAATCTCCACCGATTGTAGCAGCACCACTAACTTGAACTCCTGCAAGTGTTCCTACATTTTGAAGAGAAGAGTTAGTTACAGACACTGAACCTACAGTAGTTGATGAAAGAACATCTGTTCCACTAATTTTAAAAGTCTTACTAGCAGCAAGATCAATGTTCTCGGAGAATGTCCAAGAATCTGTAGAGTCAACCCAATTAATTGTTTTATTTCCTTCTCCAGATTCTAGTGTAATACCACCACCATCAGAGGATGCGTCGGTGAGGGATCCACTAGCAAGAATAATATTTTTATCGTCTACAGTTAAAGTAGTTGAGTTTACGGTTGTTGTATCTCCATCTACTTGAAGATCGCCATTGATTACAACTGTTCCTGTGTTTGTCCCAATACCTGCAGGATCAATTGTAATTGTTGCTGGACCACTAATTGTGTTTGAAGATATCCTAATATCGGATCCTTCCGTTCCTGTTGATAATAATGCTGCTGTTAAAATTCCAGTAGCATTTAATGTATTAGTTTCTGTATGGCCTAATATATCAATGTTTCCGTTTAAATCAATATTAGATCCAAAAGTAGAGATACCACTTACATTTAGACTTGCAAAATCATTTGGTGCAAGAACAATAGCAGCTTCTATTGTTGCAGTTGTGGTTGCATCTAAGTCGATGATATTTTTTAATTCAAACCCTGAACTAACAACCTCTGTTACTCCAATCGAAACAGAATCGCCAGCAAGAGATCCCGATGCAGTAATTATACCTGAAATAACGACACCCTTATCAAAAACTGGGGCACCATTACCATCTCTATTTCTTATAGTATCAACGAATAGCTGGGACATTCTCGTCTTTTTCTAGTATGTCTTTATTTAGTAGGGCTAGCTAGGCTCAATTGGCCACCGAACATTCCATGGATATTCTTTTTGTGATGGTATATCTCTTAATTTTTCTCTATAGTCCAAAAATCCTTGTATAAATTCATCAGAATAGCGTTCATTCTCACGGACATCATACATCATAGTCCAATCACTTCCTCTTAATTTTTCATCTCGCAATCTTTTAATTTCGAGTTTTTTTAATTCTGTAGATTTTTCAATCTCTTCTGCAGACATTGCCCCTGTTTCCCAAGTCTGCATAAAAATTCCATCAGAATTTCTTACAGGAACAGTTTCTTCAACTTTAAAATGTCTTCCCGGAATTGGAGGTTTTGTATATTGATATAAACCATAACCAAAAGGTTCTACACAATCTGTAGTTAGAGATCTAGGAAAGGATGTATTGTTGTACAGTTTTCTAAAGTTTTTTTCATCAATAGGATTTCCAACAGGGATTCCATTTTCTAATTTTACTAACATTTAAAATCTCTACTATATCTCTTGAGTATTTAGTGAGGGGAATTGTCTAATATTCCCTGGCCATATTATACGGACAGCACCACCACCACCAGAACCACCTGCAATGTATAAATTCGGAACCGTTGTTTTTAAAAATCCAGATCTTCCACCTCCACCAAATAAACCACCATTCAAATCACCATTTGTACCATTACTTCCTCCTCCAGATGCAGTTGCATTTCCTAAACCGGAATCAGACGTTGCACCGAGTCCACCAGTTCCATCTGAACCTTGTCCATAAACTCCTGTACCACCTCCAGATGATGCTCTACCTGGTTGAGTTGATGAAAATGTTTGTGCGAAAGATCCACCTCCACCACCTCCAGCACCACCAGTTCCAGCATCACCGGGATTTCCTTGAGAAGAACTTCCACCTTGCCCACCAGATCCGCCATTTCCTGTATATCCACCAGCACCACCGCCACCATATCCTTGAGAAGCATTAGATGCTCCACCGTTTCCTCCACCATCACCGCCAGAGAAAACTCCAGAGTTACCATTAGAAAAACCACCATAGGCAATTAATGTTGTTAAATCGGCAGTAAAACTGGAAAGACCTCCATTTTCTCCTGATAATGGACTTACAGAACTTCCTTGAGAATCTCCTCCTTTTCCTACAACAACATCATACGATTGACCAGGAATTACACTTATATTATTAGCATAAACTAAACCTCCTCCACCTCCACCAGGAAAATTACTAGTAGCGACTAAAGGACTAGCTCCTCCACCAATACATACAACACTTACACTTCTTACTTTTGGTGGAGCAACCCAGGTAAAAGATCCCGAGGTTGTAAATAATGCCTCATCATCAGTTGGAGATGCCGCTAAAATTGCGGAAGACATCATCATAAATTGAGATAAAAAATTCATGAGGATACTGTTGAATTTACTATTATTGAACCTTCAACTAATTTCATTATTTTATTAGTAGAAGAATTTTCGGAAATAATATCAAAATAATTTCTACCTTCTGTTAGATCGTCGGTAACACTATTACCCATTGATATAACAACTACATTATTAGTTGTATCAATGTGAGTATCGAAACTATACGAAGTACTCGCTGTTTCGTGCTTTCTGATCTTAGCTGTTATCGTTTCTGTACCAACTAAAGTAGTTAGGGCAATAGAAACTTTTTTCTCAAAATCAGTTCCTTTATATATTGCTAATGATGTTACTGCAGGAACACTCATTGGATTTGCGTTTAGATATAAGATTATTTATTATCTTGCTGCTGTTTTAAAAGTTTTGCTAAATCTGCGGTAGATCCAACAAAAAGTGCGTTGGTAACATTCGTTGGACCTTTTGAATTCTCTCCTTCAACATCTTTTAGTTTTTTCTGAAGATCTAATAATTTATCTGTTGCATCTGCAACACTTTTAATTAATTGCCCAGCAACTTCATATGCTCTTGCTTGCTCAGTTTCTTGGGCTAATTCAAGAATACCATTAATTGCTTCTTGACCTTTTTCAATTAAAGAGTATAAATTTCCTCTTGTATAGTCATAGTCTTTTTTAATATCATCAGAGGTTGCCTTTATTTCCTCAATTTTATTTTTTGAAATTGAGGAGTCTACCTCTACTATATCTGCTTCAACATTAAAAGTATCATCTAGTTCGTCAAATTTATTACTCATGACCATTCACCATCAAATCCAAAGTCATCACCAATTTCAATCTTGGCGTTATCAGCTTTTCACTAATTAATTTGACTCCTGTTCCGCCAACATGATCAATAACAGAAGTTGAATAGAATCCTCGTGTTACTCTAAGTTTGTTGCCGTTTACATCAGAGACATATACAGTTTCTTCTCCGATCGATAGTTTATCTCCTGCAACAATTCCAGAGGAAGAAATAACTTCAAGTACTGTTTCTGTTTTGAGTAAATCTTTGAGTAATGATGTAGTATTATTCTCAGAATAACTCTTGGTCGCAACTGGTTCTGCAGTATATCTAACATCAATTTGTCTAGACCCAGAACCACCAGCACCAAATCCAATAACAGACTTTTTGATAATATCTGTTGTAGCAGATCTCCCAGTAGAAATTGGTCCGAAGATATATGTTTTTGCGGTAAATCTTAAAGTATAAATTAATGATCTTCTTGTTTCAAAGTTACCTTCATATTGATCATCCATTGATATAGAATTCAAAATAATTGGAACATCTCTTCTCTCACCAATAGTTTCGAGTAGATTAACAGTCATTGTATATTGTGGTTGAAAATATGGTAAAATTTGCTCCACAATTTGAAGCATCTCATCATTTATTTTTGTATAGATACTTAATTCAAAATCTACATTATATGGTACCGGCATATAATTCTTTCTAATATCCGAACCGTCGTCTTTTGTTCCCGATAAAAATGTTTGAGTTGTTGTTACTTTTCTCGATGAGTCATATGAAATACCAGTCATCTCAAAAGACATTCTGGGTAACGTAATTTGAGTTGCTTTATTTAAATCTGGAGATTGCTCAAGTCTAGCAAGAAACTTTTGCATAGGTCCATATGCAAGAGGCACTTTTACTACTGAGGTAACATTATCTGAAGCATCCGTCTTCTTAATATCAATATCATTAAAAAGTGTTCCGAAAGATATTACCGTTTTTCTTAATATCTCGTGGTAGAAGTACTCAAACATTATACTAAATGATAATTATATACTATTTAACAAAAGTAACCCTTATGGAAGACCAAATGGATTAGATTCGCTGAAATCTAATATGTTGTCTCCTTCAGTTTCAAAATCATTATTAGATGCAAAAGGATCAGGTAGATTGAATTTATCAGCAATAGATCCTGGAGTTGCCTTATGTCTTGCTCCAGATTCTTCTCCAACGAATTCATCGTAGATATTAAAGTCTCCCGTGATTCGTGCAAGATTTAATTGGTTTGTAGTAGAGTTCCAATATCTAACTATACCAGTAACTGAACTACTAGACCCAACAACTGTTTCTCCAATGATATAATCACCAGATCCTGCAAGATAAGGATCTGCAATTGTTATTGTTGGTGGATTTGTCTTTGCATATCCAGCACCAGCATCAAGTATTTGAATTGATGTAATAGTTCCTGCACTACTTACAACAACTTCAGCAATTGCTGAAGTACCAGATCCGACAGGAGCACTGAAAGTAACTGCAGGAAGACCGAAATATCCAGATCCACCATCAGTTACAGTTATAATTCCAACTACTCCATTACCAGTTACTGCAGTTCCTACAAATCCAGATCCACCTCCTCCAGAAGTTGTTACAAGGGGGTCTGAAGTATATCCATATCCAGTGTTGGTTATCCTAACACCTTGAACTCTAGATCTATCAGTATTTGTTTCGCAATAATCAATAAGTCCGGTGATCATTGTTGCTATACCAACAGCAGTCAATCCATCATCAGGAGCTTTTGAAAATATGATATCTGGTGTTGATGTATATCCAGTTCCTCTATTTGTAATGGTTACATACCTTACACCACCATCAAATACTGTAGTTTCTGCTAATGCTGTAGATCCAATACCAAGCATCGTATAGATTCTTGTCCCTGCTAAGTTTGCACCAATACCACTTACCGCAGATCCAGCAACTCCACCAATCGATACTTCTGTTCCTAGTAATGCGGTATCAATTGCATCCACATCAGTATCGATGATTTCATCACCATACCGGAATAGTTCACATCTTAGTTTATATACATAATTTTTTCTTAATTGATAGAAAGGTTGTTCGTGCTCTACAAACTTAATTTCAAATATACGATTGCCTAAAGGGAAAAATATAAGATCACCTTCTTTAGGTCTACTGGATAATTTTATATTGTTCTTACTTTCTATTAATGGTTTAACATATTCTTCGTAACGTTCTCTAGAGATAGTGAGATTTAAATCGTCTTGAGATTCAATACCAAATTTACTCATTATTTCACCAGATCCTTCATATCCTTCGCTTGTATCTACATATGCTTCAATAGGATATGCATCCCTAAATTCAGAATCAACTACCTCTCTTATAATAGTCTTTTCATTTACATAAAGTCTTGGGATGTAGTATACATCTACCCCATACATCCGAAGTTGTTCATTAACTAAATCTTGAATAAGATTTTGTTCTGACTTAGTTCCTTGTTGAAAAAATGGATTGAGCATATCTTATCACCCTATCATGTCTAGAGGAGGCATCTCATAATAAGTAGGCATTTTATCTAATATGGCATCAATTTCTTTTTGAGCATCATCAAATAATTGTCTACCATTTAGTTCTATACCACCAGGAAGTTTTACTCCCTGAAATTTAATGAGATTCATTCCCCACTGACGTTTTATCGTGGATGTAAGGTATCTTTTTAAAAATGAGTCATTATATACTTTTGAATAAGTTGCTGGATCTGCAATTGAATAAGTGTCTAATACTAAGTATTCACCTGCAATAGATAGCTTCGTTCCAATCCATATCAATGTACAATCTACCCTTTCTTTGATTAAATCTAATCTTCTTTTGGGTAGTGAGCATATGATCAATATCAGACAAAAATGTCTGAGTCATTTGATAAGTCAATAACTCAGTAGATCCTAGATAATGAATATCATTTAGGAATAATTGATATTTAAAGTTAAACATCCCACTAGAGATATTATTAGATCCTGTAAAATGAAGAATTCCTTCTACACCAATTACTCCATCGGGGAGAGGTAGATATCTTGAATCCTCTTCATAGTCATAATCAATACCACCATCACTGACTGTGGTGGTAGTTATTCCTGATGTTCCTTTTCCTCTATCAATATCTGTTTGAGTAAGTTTATATTTTAAGTATGTTTTTCCAACTCCGTCAAAGTGGCGTTCCTGGAAGAACTGGAGCGCATCATCCACAAGATCATCTATTTGCTCATCTGCAACGTTAATTTCTAATACAGGAGCACCTAGCTGCCTCTTACAGTAGCTTATTATTAGGGTTTGTCTGGATGATGGTTTAGCCATTATTTTGAAATGTCTATGGACGGTAGTACCGAAAGTGTTTCTTGTTGTTTTAAGTACAACTTAACGTAACTTTTAGTTACATCTCGAAGAATTTTAATATCATCTATACTATCTATATCTCTAGAAAGTTTTTCATATTCAAAGGTCTTAGATAATTTTTTAAGTTCTATTTGATCAGGATTCATTTTGCAACTCCATTACTTTTTGTTGTAATTCTATGACTGCGGTTTTTAAAAAATCAATATCGAATTTTAGTTGATTTTTTTCATTTTCTTCACGCCATTTTATATCTCTTAGTTCTAAGTAGGTTTCATATTCATCATCATCCGTATTAATTACTGCCCCAGTATCTTCATCTTTCAATAGATTTTCAAAATCTTTTACAAGAGCAAGACCTCTTTCTTCCTCTACATCATCTTCTATTTCAATAATCTGATCAAATTCGTCATTCATAATTAAGCAAGTGCGATTACTCTTAAATCTTTTAATCTAACGGGATATGTTGTATCTTCTGTAGATGCACATAGTTTTATACCGAAAGCTCTAAAGGAAGGAAGTTTATTAATACTAAATTTCAGTTCTTGGAATTCTAATTCATCAGATTCAAATCCAACACTATCAGTTTTTGATAGTTTCTCGTCTGGAGTTCCATTACTCTTAGAAAGATCTTCAACATTTCCCTGATTATCAATATTATCAAATCCTGGGAATGGATAATAAATCATTTCTTCTTTACCATCGTCATCAATAGCATAGAAAGACTCTCTCAAATCACTTTTAGTATTTACATATGCACTAACATAAATTTGAAGAGATGTTGCTGCATTTTCTAAAGTTATGGGTCTCGTAGCATAAACAAAAGCATGAGGATCATTCTCCAAATCTGCAGTACGCTCATCATTAGCATAATCGGTAATGGGTTTATTCATTCTATTACCGATTAAAATAACAGCACATCGATCCAAATCGATCATAGGAGATAATGTTGGACTAGTGGTTGTTAGATTGACGGATATATTAAGAGATTTATTTCCTTCAATTCCGTCAATTCCATCAAGAAGTTCAGTTTCATTAATACGGGAACAAATTAGTCTAGGAGAAGATAGGTATGTTTCTTCTTCTGTAGAAATTTTTTCAAATCCTTGATCGATAAAGGATTCTTGATTACCACCAATACTTCTTCCGGAAACAGTTCTTAGATTTAATTCTACTTCAGTACCGTTGACTTCTGTTGCTGAAATTTCTGGGTCGATAATTTCAAATTGAATATTCTGAGTAGCAGTAATATCATCACCACCAGTAGATTTAGTTTCTTCAAAAAATAAATCAGGATATCCAAAAGGACTACTAGATCTATCAATTCCAGCTTCTTGAGGGTCGATTCTTATAGTGTAATAGTCCAAATCAATTGGATTAGATACTGTTGCATCTTGCAATTCATGAGTTTTATTAATTCTTCTTAGAGAAATACCATTAAGTTCGTACTTAACAATATCTACACCTTTTTCATATGAAGTTCCTACGGTATTATCAACTTCTCTTGTAATTCCAATTAGATTAAGTCCATCAATTCCTGTGTATCCAATAATTTCTTCTTCAATTTGAATATATCCTGGATTTGTCGAAGATACACCTACGTTTTCAAACGTAGCAAAAATACTTAATCCAGTTTCACTATCAATGAGTAAATCATCAATAGGAATTGGTAAGGTTGAGTCTTCCTCAACATCTGCTGTTGTATCTACACTTGGATTGTCTGGATCAACATCATCAATAGTAACGACATTTTCTAGTGCATACATTCCATGATTAGGATGATTCACTTTGATATGAAGACCATCATGAATAACTGTACTGTCGGTGAGTGTTAGTCCACCTGATCCAGCATTTAATCCAACAGTAGCTCTCTCCACTAGAGTTTTCATATGTAACTGTACTTCCTGAACCAGTTGTAAACCTACCTTGAATATCATCAACAATAATTTCGTTTATATCGCCAAGTTCTCCGATAGATAATCTTAAATTTCTTCCTAATCCACTTCCAATCGAGTTAGATGTTACCAAATCTCCAACCTGATATCCAGATCCTCCATTAACTATGGTTGCACCAACAGCGACTCCATTTTGGACAGTTAAATTACAGGTAGCGTTTTTCCCTTCTCCTGTTATTTTTGATAACGGAACATCAAAATATGTAAGTCCACCAATCGATGGTGTGAGACCAATACCAGCATTAAAAACTGATACAGATGAAACAGCGCCAGCATTCCCGATATAATTTCCTCTACCATCAGAATTTTCTTGTGTTACAGTAACACCAGTAGTAAATCCAACTTCATTTAATCCACCACTTAAAACTAATCTTACTTGTCTAGATTCCATTTCAAATGCATCATTATCCAAAATAGAAACTTGATCGTTTCCTACGGATAATTCTGGATTATAGAAGTTTACATTTCCTGAATTTTCTTTGAAGTCAGCTCTATAAAGAGTAAACTTCATATCTTCTCTTTCAGATGGTGTCCATGTTGCACCATTCTGAGATCTAAAGAATACTCCAGAATTTGGGTTTGCTGAAACGAAAACTGATTTAGAATCATCGTCATTCGCTTTAGTAACATCTATCTCACCCATCTTAGCAACCCATACTGAGTATTTTTTGCTATTTGCAATAACAACTAATGAATGAAAAGTTTCTCCTTTTAGAAATACTGGTGATTTAAATTTAAAATTTGTTGGGGCTTCTGCATCAGGACTTACAACAACATCTTCTGGTTCTAATGTAGTTTGAGAAAATGGATAAATGTCTTTTGCAGATGGATTTCCATTTACCGTAGGTCTCAGTTCTATAGAAACGGGTAAAGCAGAATCTCCTTCATAAAAATAAACGTCAACAGACGTTGCAAAAATCCCTTTAGGATTATCTACATAGAATGTTTGCGCTAACGGGTCAATTAGTTTATCGGACATTTATCTGCTCAATAGCTTTTTGGTGAATAATTTACTTTTATTTATTTGCTTTTAATGTATTAAGTTCACCTTTAAGTTCTTTAATGGGCTTCTACTAAGACGGGTATCATTTGAATATAATCAACAGATAGATACCCATCTTCTTCGTAAACCATTTCGGGAAACTCTTTTTGAACTTCCTGGGCTATGAGACCATACTCATAACCCTCTCTTTCATGATGTTTTTTCATTTTATCATTCCACTTATAAAGTGTTCCATTAAGATTACATACTTTATTCAAAAGAGAAATCATAATATATTTCAGACTCTAAACACTCTATTTAGTGCGTTTTGGATGATCATAATGTTTGTCTTCAGTAAGAGGTCGGATCTTCTTCCTCTTCTTCCTCTTCTTCTTCCTCCTCCTCTTCTTGCTGCTCTACCTGGTGGTCTAGGTGGACGTGCTGGAGGTCTTGGTCTTGGTCTAGGTCTAGGTCTCCGTGGATAACCTCCACCTAATCTTCTTCTCCTATTTGCTCTTGGCGTTGGTCTTGGTGCAGGTCTTGGACGAGACCTTCTCCGTGGTCTTGGTTTGCGTGGCTGGAATCTCTTTATACTACCATTCTTAAGTGGTAATTTATTAACAGGGAATCCTCGTTTCTCAAACTTCTTCTTACCTCTCTTAGTAACTTTTTTAGTTGCTTTCTTGTTTTGTGTTGCAAGAAGTGTTGCACCATACTTCCAGAGTTGGGGTTTACCCTTGTTGTAATAGCCATAATCCTTATCGCCTGGTTTAATAACATCCCTGACGTTAGACTTCTTACCCTTTCTCTTGAGTTTCCTTGCCTTCTTGGAGGTATCAATAACCTTCATCACACCTTTACGATTTTGTTTAATCGCAATGGTAGTTGTCTTCTTTTTACCTCCAGTTGGTCTTGCTGGTTTACCTCTACCTGGGTAATTCTTAGGTGGAAGAGGGTATCCAAACTCCCTGAATGCTCTCTTAGCATCCTTTTTACCACCTAGTCTTCTAATTTGGTTAAAGTTAAGGTATCTAGTTTTTCCCTTATTTTTACCCTTTTTAATGGTATATGGAACATACCAAATAGGAAGTGCTTTTCCTTTCTTATCAAAGACGTATTTAACCTTAGCAGTTTTGACTTTAGGTCTATTCTTCTTGGGTGGTGGCGTCTTGCCTCCTGGTTTACACCTTTTCTTACCCCTTCCTTTACGCCGACATGGACGTGGATCCTTCGGCACTTTAGGACCTTTAGGTGGGTCAACGTGTCTCGGTGGCTTTCGTCCCTCCTGGTGGAGTGGGACTGATTGGTGCTGATTCTTCTTCGTCTCCTGGATCGGGAGTTACTGGACGTGCTCGACCACCTCTACACTTCCTAAGTACTCTTCTTCTTCCGACCTCTGCATTTGGTCTGCGAGTACATCTACGTCCTCTTCTGACTTTCAATCTCCGAAGGTGATATCTTGTCTTAAGACCACCACCGGTACATGTAAATTCATCCTCAGCCATTGTGGTGAGTTCTGCCTTATCATCAGAGTTAGTTTTGGAGTCAACTAATCTAAATGTTTTTTTACCAGCACTAAATGCATAACCAAATTTTCTCTTTCTCACACCATCTGCTGCTGGAAGGAAGAATGAACCTGCAACAGTGCCCTGACCGTCTGTGATAAGTCGTTTATTAACAACTCTACAAACGGCTTTTACTCTTACGTCCTTTTAGACGCATCTTACGGTTAATAAATCCCCAATATCTTCCTCTTTGTTTGAGGGACATGATGAAAGTATCAATATTCAGAATCGTAGAATTGGATGCATAACTTGTAGGCATCGCCGTCTTTGTATATGGGTTCTGACCATATACTTTTAATGGAGTATTAACTGGACCTTCTTTATGATTAATTGGACAAACTCGTCCAGAGAATCTCATTGCCCAACGCCATCCTCTAACGGATCTAACTCTGATTCTTCTCCTTCTTACTTTAACTGCAATAGATCCTCTTCTACGGAATCTTCTCCTTCTTGCACTAGTTACACGTTCACCAACCTGGAACGTTCCCTTGATCATCTTAACTTCGATAAGCTTAGGAGTAATGGTTTTCATTACTGGAACACCATCAAAGAAAGCGTAAACCCTTGTGTTGGGTTTCATCTTCTTCGCTTTGAATTGAATGTTCCGCATTCTCATCCACTTACGGACGGCTACGGATACAAAGCGTCTTCCTTGGCGTACTCTTCTTGCCCAGAATCTACGTCTTATAGTTCTCTTACCCCATCCCTTTCTTCTAGCACCACCTCTCTTAATCTTAAACCGATGCTTTCTTCTTCTATTAATCTTTAATCTCTTTTTCCGTCTAAAGACTCCTCCAGCTGCTCTAATTCTTCTTCTTCTCCTTCTCCTCCTACGGTTAGCAGTTGTTCCACTATATTCTCCACCACGACGACGCCCTCCCTTAGGAAGATTACCTTTCCAATGATGTCTCCAATCTTTCCAAATAACACCACCCCAACCGAAGTTAGGATTCCATCTCATTTTTCTCCATTGCCGTCTAGTGAACCAGAATTTACCTCTTGAATCTTTTACTCTTCTTCCACCCAAGTTCTGGCGCACCCAAAGGTCAGAATCTGGTTGAAGTTCTAATTCACCTTCATAAAATATATCAGCAAAAGTATTAACTGGAACGTTTTGAGTTGCATATGGTTGATGAATCTCAATTTGCTCATCATAATCGAGAGTAATCACTCTACCAGTCATTTTGATATTTTCACCAATAATATTGGTATCAAATTCTGGATCAAGAGTAACAGAATCAATAACGTCAGTTCCAATACCTAGTGCGCTGAATGTTCCTAACTCTAAGTCAATTTGAGTAGTATATGGAGCAGCCCTTAATTCACCCTCTTCAGTATCTACAGAGTTCTTAAGAATTGTTACCTTTAGTTGATTTTCTGCATCAGAGAAATCATCAACAAAGAATCCAGACTTAAACCTATTAAGACCATTACCATCAGTCACCTTCATATTAGCAGTACTTTGCTCAAGAAGGTTTAAAGATGTATAGTACTCAAGTTGCTTAATACGATCTTCTAGATCTCCAATATCATCCATTGTATAGCGTTTATGGTCCGCTAATTCAATACTGGCGTCTTCTACATCTTCAAGGAATGGTGGATGAATAATTTGAGCAACTTCAATAGAATCATCCTTTGCTCCAGGAGGTGCTGGATTTTCTGATGGAGGACCTTCTACATTGTGAAACTGTCCTGCTTCATCTAAGAAAATTTTATCAACTCTAGCTAAGTAGATTGAGTAATCAAGTGTGATAGTTTCGTCTGATGCAAGAATAAAATCAGCAGAGTTTCCATCACCATCAAAAGATCTGCCAAAAAATTCAAATGGTGATCTAGAATTTTCTGTTACATTATAAAAATCAACTCTTGGTCTAATATCAATAATATCACTATGTCTAAGGTCTCCAGTTTCTGGAATATCCTTATAGTCAAAATTAGAGTAGGAATCTACCGTTGTGATATCTCCTGTGTCTGCAGCATCATATGTGCAGAACTCGTATATAATTTTTAATTTTCTCTTAGGTTCTTTAGCATCTTTATTTCTTACAAGTCTAGCATAATCATATATTGTGTCTTCAAATCCATCTGCTAAATCAAATTTATTTGTAATGTTTAAATCTGATCCAGTTTCTTTTACAAAACTTGCAGTTACTCCAGACTCTTTAAATGTAATTTTCTCACCAGGTTCATCAAATGCATCATCATTTGCTGGTATGAATCCTATAGTAGTATCATTTATTTTTTCAATTACAATACCGATAGCTTCACTAGTTGCTCCTTCAAATCTTTCACCAATAATTAAATCATCGGTAGACTGAGTAGGGCCAGAGAAGGTGCTAAATTCTAGTCTCTTAACATCTGGTTCTGCAGTATTATCAGATTCAAAAATTCCTAAGACCTCGATAACATCGGGTCTCATCAAAGCAATCTCTTCATCCTGTACTCTAGTACCATATGGATAATTTCCATATGTCAGTCCATCGTTTAATGTGGTTCCACCAACACCAGATTGACGAACTCTTGATTTATCAATAATAAGAGATCCAATTCTATTTCTAATTTTTACTTTAGATGTGTTATTAGATTTGTTGCAAGTTGCTACAAGAACACCAGCAGTATTAGATCCAAGTCCTTTTATGGTTAATTGTGTAGATGACCCATTGAAGGTCATTTTATCATCAGTCAGTTCTTCAATAGTTCCATCATTTCTTGTTAGGACATATCTTCCTGCTGTGAAAGGAAGGAAAGTAAAATCAGTTCCTGATTGTATAGCATTTGTTGCACCATCAGTAATATTGATATCAAATGTTTTTCTAACGACAATAGTAGAATCTTCAAGATTTACTTTCGCAACAAAATCTTTTGGAAACTCTGTATAAAGAGTATTATCGTCAGAAGTTTCAATTTCTGTTTCAATTTTTTGGAAATCTGTAGTCTGTACTGCAGAAGTTGGGAGAGCACCAGCACAGATTCCTGTTACTGAAGTAATCGCCTCCAGTCTCATGTTTGTTTTAGATATAGCTACAGCAGAAACTTTATTATAGGTTACAATTTCTGGGTTTCCAGAATTTGTATATGATACAAGATCACCAACATCAAATACTTTATCTAGATTGAAGTTTGCAACACTTACCGTAGAAACACCACTAGATGCTCCAGTTATACTTACATTTAAACCTGGTTCTGGAATATCCTCAGAAGCTATCTTCAAGTATAGTATCTGCACTAAAGAAAGTTCCATTTGCATTTACTGCATGAATAGATCTTACTTTATTAATTCCATATTCTGTTGCATCCTTTACGACTCTTGTATTTTCTTCTACACCATTAAAGATTAACTTTTCACCTACGTTGAATCTACCTCTTACATCATAAGCGGTAGCAATACCAGAATTATTAACATCAAATCTGAGGTGTCCAGTTGCTCCAGTTGCTTTTCCTTTAATATGAATAGGAGTTGTTAATTTTACTGGCTCATTCAGTTCAAATTCAACATAGGGTCTAACATCATATAATGTAAGATCCCAAGTGTTTAAGTCTAAATTTTCTCTTTCATATGTTCCGTCTTCTAATTCATAATCATAAACTCTAGCAACACCAATTTCTTTACCGGCAGCTGTTGCTTGAGATCCACCAACTCTTTCATCTCTAAGAGTGATATAAAAACTTGTTTGAATTCCTAAAGTTGGATATCCAAATACTCTGTTTATTGCTAATGTTGGTCCAGAGTTATATGCTAACTGCTGATCTTCAAACTCTTTAGTTTCTCTTGGTTTATCAAATTCAAGATATGTTGGTGTATTAATTTCAATTTGATACCCATTAACATAGGCTTTTTAAATGGGGAAATCTTATAGATTCCCATATCATCTGTAGGTTCTGATCCCTGTAAAGTAAGTTCTCCAGGTTCATATAACCCATCATTACCTTCTTTATCATTTAGAAGCTTCTAAAATCTCTACCTCTGGTTGCTCTACATAGAAGTCTCCAGCAACATCATCAACTCTTTCTGCAATGTATTTTTCATTATCTGTTTGTTGTCTGCTTCTATTATTGTTGACAATCTGACCGTTTTGAACGACCATTAATTCAACAAAATTCTCTACATCGTCGTCTTCATCAAGGTCAATCTTTACTAGATCAATTTCAATTCGTAATCTATCTGCACCTGGTGCTGTAAAGTTAGAAAATCCTTGTGCATTATCAAGAAGAGCATCATCATCTAAATGTGTTGCAATCTCTTCTGTAATAATTAAACCTACTCTATATGATGGTTTATCATCATACTGATCAAGTAGTAAGGTTTTTTCCTCAGACTCTACAAAGTGTCCTCTAATATAGTAAACACCTTCATTAATATGAACTGCAGATCCAACTTCATTTGGACTTTCTTCAACACATCTTGCAAATGGAGCATTCTCTCCAAATACAATTAAGTTTTCTAAATTTTCTTGAATTGCTGCATCTGGATCATCAGAATCATATTCATCCGCTAAGTTATTAGTAGTCTGAATTCCATCTTCTGTTAATAGGTTTTCTCCTGGAATAAAACCAGTAAACTCAGAAGATCCTGAATCTGAACTTAGATATGTAATATAATAAGTATCAAATCCCCTTTCAGAACTAGATCCCGGTAAATATGAATCGACTCTTGCTCTAATTCCCGAACTTTCGCCAACAATAACTTCGTCTAATAAATCCGCAGCATATTCTAAGATTGACTTTCCATTGAAGGAATCATCAACCATAACACATGGATATTTTTCATAATATTGAATTTCTCCACCAGTTATAGCTCTTTCCCTTCTTTAAAGAAATGATCACTAAATTTCTCTAACTGACCTTGCAGCATAGACTGCATAGTCGTAAGTTCTCTTGCCTGAACAGGATACCCTGGTTTAAACAGAACGCGATAATAATCATTATCGCGATCAAAATCGTCATAATAAGGAGAAACGTTAAGATTTAGTTCCTGGGGCATGATTTCTTAGAATTGCAAAATGACCTTAATATCTTCTTTTTGACTCTTTGATCTAGTGATCGCGGGTCTATTATCGACATATATGATGTCTCCTGAGTATTTTTTTACTTCTGGAAGAGCAGTTCCGTTTGTAAAATTTTGTCCCAGGTTATATGTAGTATTATTTATAGAGGTAGTTATACCGCTATAGTTTGCATCAATTGATAGTTCAACTGATCCTCCGTTAATAGTTAATGTTCCACCATCATCAGTATCAGATGTAAATCTATGTTGTATATATCCATATTCTGGAACTTTTTGAGATCCATCAGTATTAAATCCAACCTGAGCCTTATCCTGCCAGTATTTTAAAACACCAGTGATTTCATCATAAGAAACTACTCTACCAACAGCAGTACTTCCCAAACCGACTTCTTGAGTTACCTCACTATCAAAAACAAAAGATGCCGAACTATATCCAATACCGGTAAGTTTTAATGCATAGACAGCACTAACTTTATCATCAGTTAATAACTCTGTAGATCCATCTTTTGTTGGATTATGAACAATTCCCACTCTAGCAACTTGGTTTCCAACAATAAAATCTGGATTATCAGAATCATTTTCAATGCGGGTATACATTAAAATGTTAGTCGATCCCATTTCTTTATAAATGTTAGCGCCATGTCCATCTGATGGTGGAATAATAACTTCAAATTCAGGAATTGTTGTTCCCGAAATAATAGATGAATTTGAAAGATCGACTCTTCCATGAGTATATCCTTCTCCACCATCCGACACAGTTACACTGTCAACCTTTGAGTCGTTATTGACGACAATAGTGCATTCCGCATCTTCCCCATCACCACTGATTGGAATATTTGTGTATGTTACTCCACCAGTTCCTAGACCAGCACCTCTATTTGTTATTTTTACAATTTTAATCTGACCACTTGTTACTGCATTATCTCTAATTGAATCAAATGTAGAATCAGTCTCCCAATTTTTTGGAACAGGAATAAAATTTACAGAATCAAATTTTACAATATCAGAGGGTTTGATAGTATACAAATATTTCCATACATATCCATCACCACTATCTCCAGGAATCTGTGGCTCTAGATCAGTAAATAAAGGTTCATCAAGAGATGGTCTTCCCTCTATATTTTCTGGATCAGAACCATTTTGTAGACAAATATAAACTCTAAAGTCGCTATTCATCACATAAAAGTTTGATGAATAAAGACTTGTAGCGTTTGATGGTTTTGCTAAGTTTGTTCTACTAATATTATGGCGATACATATCATAAGTAGTACCAGAATTCCAAGTAATTTTTTTAATTACTTGACGAATATCCACTGAAGATATCTTCTTCAGTGCAATCATAGTGTCCCAGTAGTCAAACTCTTGCTCAAAAGAATCCTTAGGAGCAGGAGGAGACGTATCCCAGTTAGTAACAACGTCTGTGGGATTTGGAAGTCCTATAAAAGCATAGAAAGCATTATTTTCCGTATCTTCGGCAAGATCTAGAAAATTTTGCGTATTCAAAATTCTAAGTTGATCAGTTATAATTGCGGACATTTAAATACAGAACTTTTCTAGTTATTTATGAAAGATAATTGGAGGCTTTTAATGGATTCTTTCTTCTCAAAATAGGTGATGTTTCGATACCAATAATTCCATTATCTCTCTTAATATCATATGCTTCAGGGAATGGTCTAGAAATACTATCTAGTCTACCCCAAGAGAAGTTTGCAAATGTTTGTCTAGAGAGGAATGAAGAAAGTCCAAGTTGTGAATAATCTTCAACAACAGTAACAACCTGAGTGTTATTTTCAATAATCAGTGTTGCACCATCAGCGACTGTAGTAGAAACTCCTAATCCAACAGAATAAGAACCAAGTCTTGTTAAACTTGCAACAAAATCGTCACTGAATATAACGATTGGAGTTCCTGGAACAATGTCATGAACTTGGAATACACTATCAATAAATTGATTTCCTTCAACCAAGTCAACTCCATCTATTTCAATTGAAGTAACGCCATATCCAACTGTTGTCGCATTTCCGACCGTGGAATCTCGTATAGTAAAGAAGTCACCTGTTCCAATTCCACTATAATCAATTGTATTTCCAGTACCAACAATTGTTTCATCTTTCAAAGGAGAGTTTTCTGGAATAGCAAACTCAAAGATGAGACCTTGAGAAGATCCTGCTCCAATTGTTGTTGTTCCGACTCCAATAACTTCACCAAAGTCTCCTGCAAAGTCAACTCTAAATATTGTTTCTGATTTTGGAGTTGGTGGTGAAATTAAAACTGGTGGTGGATTATTATCATCATATCCAGTTCCACCAACAGAAATATTAATGGTTGCTACTTTACCAGATGCGATAATGATATTAGCTTCTGCTTGAGTTCCACTATCATCTTTTGGCGCTCCGATAGATATTGTAGGAATGTTAAAATACCCAGATCCTGCATTGGTAAGGGATATTTGAGTAACAATTCCAGATGTAACTGAAGCAGTTGCTATAGATTCTTCTGTTTCATCTTGATCGATAATATCAACGGTAGTTGTCCAATTCAGTTCTGAATTTTCTCTCGCATTATCGAAGAAAGTTCTTGCGCCTTCAATCCAAATTTGTGTACTTGCAGTACCAACATCGTAAATGATATTAGTTAGAGGAAGAATTGCTGCCTCATAAATATCTCTTGCTTTGCTAACTTCTTCACCATCGATAATGAGATCAGTGGTTGCACGACACCAATTAACTGGTCTCTCAACAAATGGATCATTACTGATTCCAACACCACCATAAAGATAAGTATCAACCGAGTCAGTAGAAGTAACTGATTTAACTGATCTATCTTTTTGTTTTAGGGGCTAATATCCTCACTACCGATTGTGAGGATATCTCCAGGAGAAACAGTCTCAAGAATATCTACAAATTCAACATCAACATCTCCAGTTCCTCTATAGAAGATAATTTTACAGACATCTCCTAGTTTTGGAGGCTTCTGAGAAGCGAAGTGTACTACCTCCTGGGAATAAATATGCCTCTCCAGGAACTTGAAGAATATCATTAATAAAGACTAGAAGCGTTGCTTGAACATCAATCAAAGATCCTTTAGCAGCTTTAATTGATGTTCTAACTCCATCAAATTTAATAGCAAATCTAGTTGCATCTCCATTAAACTGAGGACTGATATCATCAACAACCTGAAGATCTCCAATTGTCCATCCTGTAAATTGATCAGTTTGGGTCTTAGTAATATAGAAGTTGAATTCATCAAAGTCTAATGTTGTTGGTAAAGCAAGTGTTGGTTTAGCAGAAGGACTTATCACTGGTGGAGCATATGCTGCACCATCACCAATAATTGTAGTAACAATTCCAACTAGATTGGAAATTGAAGTTGCAACATCAGAACAACTATCAAGAGTGTATGAAGATCCATTTTCATAATCAATAGAAGCATCTGTAAATTGGGTAACAGAGACTGCAATACCCTGATATGAAGTAGGTAGAATTTGATTGTTTATAACGAATGTTGAAATACCAGCAAGATAATCATAAGTTGCAATGGTTTCTATTGTTTCTCCAGTTACATAATTTAGAGGTCCATTCCAATACTTATTTCCTGCTGCAACAGAATTAAAGTTTCCTCCAAAGAAGAGATCATTTGCTAACGCATCAACAATAAATCCCAGTATCTCTTTCACACTTAGTTTGATCATAATCTGGATTGGAAAGTAGGGAAGGATATGTAGCAGTTGCATATCCAACAGCTCTTCTTTAACAAGGAACTGTCTGTTAAAAGTAAGAAGATTTCCAGCATCAGCGAATCTTCCGTGATACATGTAAGGAATACCATCCGTTCCACCAACAGAAACTGTTAGTACATTGTTAATTTCATATCCATATCCAACATTTTTTATATCAAAATCAGTTACACTAGATCCTTCACCAACTACAACACTAATCTTTGCAAATCTTCCTCCAGTATCTCCGATTGAAGTTGTAGAATATGTTGTAGCGCCAGATTATCGTATGGAAGAGGGATCATCAAAATCAACAGTTAGATACTTCGCAACTTTACCACCTCTAGCATAAAAGTGACCTAATGTAGAAATACCAGTATTAACTTCAAACTCAGTATCACTATTAACTCTTCTTACACTCACAAACTGCGAAGCAGGGATCTGACTGACTATCAGAATTATTGTTGAGTCTTGGGGCAATAATTATACCCTGAGCAGTTCCACCACTAGTGTAGAAGTTAACGGTGGTAGAAACTCCAACATTAACAGCAAATTCGGTAGCACTATTAACAGAAATTACTCCTGTACCGTTATATGCAGGATCTGTTGTTCTTGGGTGAGTAAGAATTCCCGCTCCACCATCATATGCACAAGTAAATGCAAGTCCAGTTAGAATAACTTCACTGAGTTTGCCGAATGTGCTATAACCATGTCCCACAGAAGTGGTAACAGTCATAATTCCAGTTATGTTATCATATTGAGCATTTGTTACGGTAAGTGGTAGAGCATAATCGCAAGTCATTGCGATTCCAGAAAGAACAATATCATTACCCCTTAGATAATCCGTGCGCTGTAGATGTTGTAACCGTTGTTAAACCTGTTATGGAAGTATAACCAACGTTAGAAATATCTCTAGGAGCGTAGAAGACCTCAGAATTTGTAACAGCCACTCCAGTAACTCTTCCTCTAGTAACAAGAGCAGTTCCTATCGCAACTTTACTAGATGCCTCTACTGTTTCTTCACGAATGTAGACATTAATATTAGTTTGAATACCAGTTCGATATCCACCACCAACGTTAGAGACGTTAATAGCACTAATGGTTCCCGCAGAAGACACTGTAGCAGTTCCAGCAGCAGATACTAGTGATTGATACCCAAATCCCTTTGTAGACCCAACAGAGACGATCCTACCGCCAACAGGAAGACCTTTAATAATGATATCATCTTCTCTATCATAAGATGTTTCATCAAAGATGATATTTGTTACTCCACTGTCTTCTTCTAAAGTGTAGTTTCCCTCAATATCAACATTGAGTTGATCTACCTTAGGTGATTGGAATAAATCATTCACTGTAATAATAGCATTACTTGCCGATAATCCATCAACACTTTGACCACCAACTTTTAATTCAAAAGAACTCTTAATTCCTGTGAATTGATCTTCAATACCGTCAAAGATATAGTTTTTGTAGTATGGATCATTTGTAGAATCAACTTGACCATTTCTCATGAACGATCTTCCACTAAATCTAGAGAAAGTAGTGATTCCACTATAATCTCTTTGATCTGGAGGATTATCTGGAGATCCTATCGGAGTTTTTCCATATGGAGACTAGCCTCAGCAAAACTAAGTGTATTATCGATAATATTGTAATTACCAATAACCTTAGTAATTTTTGCAAATTGTACGTGATCTGCAAGTAGTGTACCTAAAACTGGCCTCTGAACATATACATCATTATCAGAACCGCCATATCCAACAATGGATACTCTTACGATTTCATCGTCAATCTGAAGAAAATCTCCACTAAAGAATCTTTCTGGTTGCTCAGTTAAAGTAAGAACATCTTGAACAGTTGTAAAAGTATTACCAGCACCCGTTGTAGTAGCAGTAGATACAATAGGAGATTGGATCATATTATCAATAGTGATCAGAGTCTTAGGATTCTGATTCTTTGCGGTTATATAATGATCGGATCCAACTCCAAGAGTTGTAATATTAAAAGGTGTTGGGAATTAAAGACAATGCCTCTGTAGCACTGGCTGCAACTCTTACAAGTAGTTCATCCTCTTTGATGATAAACAATTTAGATGGTAATATATCAGTAACTCCAATTCCAGGAACATCTGTAGAAGCAATTCCAATTGGTTCATTAAGAACATCATAAGAATATACAACTTCCTCTCCTGTTACAAAGAAGTGTTGAGGCAACTCAATAGTATTTTCAACGACACT